TATTCAATCAATCCGCCTGCATACATACCGCAGTAAAATAGATTCAATATACCATTTGTCAGGCGACATTCCACAAAATTCAAACATTCAAGTTGTTCTTGATACCGTACTCTTGAAATACCCAACCGATACCAAAGTGACAATTCAATCAGTAGCATATAACGTTCAGGGCGATACTGTAATCTCAACCGGCTCTGCGATATTCTTAGCACTCAACCATGCGAATAGCAACTATACCATTACTTAATCGTCATTATGTAATAAGGAAGGTGAGGAAATGTCTTTTGAAGGTTATCAATACATCGAAGAACGTGATAGTGGTGACAACATTATCATCGAAGGTGTTGTGTCAAAAAAGTCAGCGTTCACGACATCGGACAATCAGGGAATCTTTGATGCGTTCGGGCATGATCTGAATTGGCTTTACGAAAACTGTAATGCCGATACCGTTAAGTCAATCCGCGATTCAATCACAAATATGTATGAGGATATGAAAACGAATCCGGATTGGGGCGCAACGTCGGCAAAACTGGAAGCGGAAAAGGCAATCCAAGCGGCGAAGGATGCACAAGCCACGGCTGATAAGATTCAGGCAACATCTGATACTGTTGAAGAAATCGCTGATGCACGCAATGAGATTCTGGAAATGCTCTCACAGATTCGTAGTATGAAAGATGAAGTAGTTGCGGATACGGAGTCTGTCAGAACGAACAGTGCCAATGCGCGTGTGTCTGAAACAAATGCTAAAGCATATGTTGATAAGGTTACGATTCACTGGGGTTTAGTAAACGATAAACTCTGCATCATCGGGGAGGAATGATTATGAGCATCGTAAACGTAGAGGATTACATGAAACGCCAAACAACGGCGCTCGAAACTATGGCAAAGTCAACAAGCAAGGCAATTAACCTAACGGGTGATGTTACCGGCTCGGTAACGTATGGGAGTGATGGCACGGCGACGATTAAGACAACGGGAAACAGTGCTGCAAAGCTCACAACAGCAAGAACGATCAGCTTATCCGGCGACGCTACAGGTTCGGTATCGTTTAATGGTTCCAGTAATGTGTCGATTCCGGTCACGCTTGCACGCACGACAGGCTTGACGGATTTGATTCCGGACGGCGCGGCGGCGCATAACTGTCTTTATCGTGGCAAGGACATCACTGCGGATTTCAACTCTGGCAAGATGTCAACGAACATCGCGAACGGCACGTTTCGCGACATCTTCGTCGGCGACTACATCGACGTGCCCATGACCGTCAACGGCACAAGCATCGGCACGGCACGCTGGCGCGTCGGCGAGTGCGATTACTACTATCGCTCTGGCGATTCGCCGTGCAATACGCACCACGTGCTCATGGTGCCGGACGACGTTCTGGATGTAAATATCCGCATAAACGACACGAACGATACCACGGGCGGCTACCAGGGCATGGAGATGTGGAAAACGACGCTCCCGCTCTACGCGGCGGCCATCAAAGCAGCTTTCGGGACGGGCCATGTGCTTGACCATCATGAACCGATCACGAAAGCTATCAGCGCAGATGCCCCATCCGGCGCGGGCGCTGGCTGGACTGGTTCGGCAACCGGTTGGGAATGGCAGACGGTATCGGCGAACCTCTTTAACGAGGTTATGGTCTACGGTACGCGCGTGTTCAGCTGTTCCGCTTTCGACGTAGGCACCGGCAAAAAGCAGGTCGCTCTGTTCGCGCTCAACCACGAGTCGACCATCGCTGGCTATCGCGGCAACCACAGCGACCGTAGATGGTATTGGTTGCGAGCGGTCGCTTCTGCGTCGCGTTTCTGCATTGCCGCCTACTACGGTGACGCGTACTCCTACGACGCGTCGAATTGCGACGATTGGGGCGGCGTCCGCCCGTATTTCCTGCTCCGTTGACCTTCCCCGCGCCCCTTGTGGCGGCTGGCGAAATGAGCCCTAAGGCGTTCACTGAACAGTATCGGTCTTGGCGCGGCGATAAGCGGCGTTATGATGCACAGGGCGTCAACCAAAGCACAGATAAACTTTTCCGTGAATTGAAAGAAGGTATATGTAATGGCAGAAAAGACGTATGAAGATATTGAAAAAGAAATGCAGGAACGGCACAGAAAGGAACAGGAAGTCATTGACCTGCGCTTAAAATTGTCGAGCCAGTATTCTGATTTAGGAGACTGGAAGATTAGCAAGATTCAAGAAGCAAGACTTCTCGGTAATCCTGACCCGTATGATATTGATGACCTGCATGAAAAGCGTCAGGCAATCCGTGAACAAATCGAAGCGTTGCAGAAGGAACTGAACGCATTGACGGTTGATGATAAGCCAGACGAGGTAGCTATGCTTGACCGTCAGTATGAGGCTGATAAGCGCGCGCTAAAAGATCAGTATGTTGAAGCCGTGGCAATGAACGATTCTGAAACGGCGAAGGATGTACAAGCTCAATTAGCAGAACTTAACACAGCATATGACGAGCAGTATAAAGCATTGATTACGGAGGGTGAGTAAGATGGCATTTAGAGTAAAGAGACGGTGTATCAGATGTCGCAAAGAATTGCGTGAGGACGGAACGTGTCAGAATCCGAAATGCGTGCGATATGTACCGCCGAAAGATGAAACCAAAAGATAACCCGGTCACAGATACGAAAGACGAAGCAGAAGTAACTACCGATACCGATATCACAAAATAAGAAGGTGAGTCTATGGACAAAATTCCAGACGGCGCAATATTGCAGATGTTCTTAACATTTGCGTCCGTCGTCATGTCGGGAATCATGGCATACTTAGTCTATCTCATGCAACAACGTTCTCGTGCAAAAGACTTGCAGGATGCGCAACGTGAAAGAGAGCGAGAGCGCAAGGACGAGCAGAGAGAGCAAGAGCGTGCGGCGATTAAGGATGGTATTTGTGCCGTTCTGCGAGATCATATTATACGCACATGTATGCAGTGTGAGCGCGATGGATACGCACCGGTTCAGGTAAGTGAATCCGTATCTCATATGGTATCGTCGTATTTTACATTAGGCGGTAACGGCGTAGTCAAATCGGTATACGAAGGATTCCGCAAATTACCGCACGTACACCCGGAAGGGGGTAATGCTAATGGTAAATAAGTTACGGTCAATACGTATCAACGCAAACGACATTCTAAATGACATTATCGTTGTCGGCTTACTCATTTACCTCTTCATTGGCAATGGTGTATACGAAATCCAAAGTGCTATTGTCGGCGGTCTTATCTGTTGTTTGCGCATGGGTACAAGTGACGGGAACAAGCACAAAGAGGAAGGGGAACAAAAGTAATGAGAGAAACTACGATCAAAGAGATTCGCGAACTTGCTAATTATTGCCGTGAAGATGTATGGGATGCGGCGCAGGATGAGCCGAAGATTTACCTACATTGGAGTGCCGGTCATTACAATAGTAAGTTTGATGATTACCATATCAACATTACAGGTGATGGCAAGTTGTGGCTTGCGACGGATGACTTTTCAGAAAAACTTGCGCATACGTGGCGTCGTAATAGCGGTGCAGTAGGCATCAGTTTGTGTTGTTGCTACGGTGCAACCACGAACGGATTAGGCAACGAGCCGCCTACGGCAAAGCAGATCGAAATGATGGCACAGGCTATTGTTGCGGTAGCTGATGGACTGTGGTTGACAATTGATAAGAAGCACGTTATGACGCACGGTGAGGCGGCAGACAGTGAAGACGGTGTTTATACATGGAGTGCCGATGATTGCTATGGCCCTCGTACCACTTGCGAACGTTGGGATTTAGAGTTCCTTGAAACGGAAGAATCGCCGTCATTTAATCCGTGGGCAACGGATGGTTCTCGTGGCGGCGATGTGTTGCGCGGCAAAGCTAACTGGTATCGTAATGCGTGGAAGGACAAATAACCTTATAACCATTACGATAGCAGGTGTAGCGTATGAGCAGTCAAGAGAAGCGAAGGGAAAAGCAGTGGGATAAACGTGAGCGCGAAGGATGGCTAGGCATGATTCCGTTACGCGATGTCTATGGCTTTGAGATGTTCCTCGTCCATAATCGCGGATGGCATAGCTCCGTCACGAATGGACTTGAACTTCTTCATGTGTATGGTTATGGCATGGAATTGATAGTCAGTTGGAATCCGGTAAAGCATAGAACAAAACTAAACTGTCGTCGGCTCATGGCTCTGTGGCACGCATACGATACGTTTCATAGAGACGATCTATGGATAGGAAGGAATCTGGTAAGAAATGAACAAGAACGATATTCTCAAAGTAATTGGTGATGAGTTTGAAAACGTCGCTAAGGACGAAATGAAGAAAGCACTTAAAGCAATTGACTTACGGGACTTACGTCCTATTATTCAGGAACACGTTGACACGTTAACGAAACCCCTTGATGATGAAGCGGATAAAACAGATTCGCTCTGGGTTAAGATTCGCAACCGCGTGTATGTCAGACTGATTAATGCAATGGTTGATACGATTACCAATGCGGCAAAGGCAGAGCTTGACAGAGTAGTAAATAAGTAATATAATATATAGTACGGTTGGATATAGTTTTATTGCTCTTGTGTTTCGTGCAATGACCTCGTAATGCGGTTACGGTCAATGGTAAGGTGGTTCCTGCTCGGTAGGGAATCACCTTATTTTTATGTCTTATTAATATTGACATTATTGCGTGTAACTATTATAATAAACTTATCAGTTCCCCGCCTGACCGGTTCATGGTCGGCGGTAAATAGCCTGCCCGTCAACCACTAAGCAGGCTATTTTTTATTGCGCGGATTTAAACCGCGTGTTATACTTACCATAAAAGAAACGAATATGGCTCGCCTACATATCGTAGCGGGCTATTTTATTACCCCTGCTTGTCTGCATTTTGTCTGCATCGGTTTTAATTGTGGCTATGTTTCGCTATGGTGCGATAAAACGATCAATGCCCTTATAATCCAGTAACGATAAGGGTTTGCGGCGTTTTGTATGTCGCACTGTGACGCGCTAAATATATGCGTCAAATAATGATAAGTAATAACAATAAAGGCGATAACCCTAGTAATCATAAGGTTGTCGCCTTTCTTTGTCTGCATTTTGTCTGCATCAAGCATTTGTCTGCATGTTGTCTGCGCTGATAGCACGGTTGATAATGTTCACGGTATCGCGCTTCATGCCGTCAGTTTCATGCGTGTACAGGTCTTCGGTAATCATTACGCTCTTATGTCCTAGCCGTGCGGCAACGTCCTTAGCGCGTGCGCCTAACTCAATGAGTTGTGTCGCGTGCGTGTGCCTAAAGGAATGGGCATTGCAACCGCATCGTTTGAGTACTGTCTTGATTGTGTCGTGATGTATCGGTCTGCCATTGTCATTCGTGCAGACAAAATCCATCTTTGTCCAGTTAGCATACTTATCCATGAGTGACCGTGACCCGTTCTTTGTCTCGCCCGTATTCGGTGACACATAGACGACTTGGTAACTATCGCCTTGTATGTCCTCATTCGCTTTCTGACGGGCGTTCCACTCTCTTAGTAGGTTCAGCAGGGCGTTGTCAATATAAAACGTCCTAACGCTACTTTGCGTCTTAGGCGGTGCAACATTATAGCCGCGCGAGATATGTATAAGTTGTTGCTTAACCGTTATCATGCCGGTACTTAGATTAACACAATCCCATGTCAATCCTAGCACTTCGCCAATCCTCATGCCGGTATGGTACATAATCGCAAGCGGAATACGCGCATACTTACACCGGCTCTTAGCGACAGAATCCATAATGTCAAGGTATCTTTCGTGTGAGATAACTTCCCTCTTAACTATGGCATCCGGAGCAAGGCGCGGTATTGGAATGTTGCTTACCGGATTTGACGCGATTAATTCCGCAGGGTATACGGCATAATGAAAGGCAGAACTTAGCATCGCACGCATAAACCGGATACTGCCACGCGACAGACCGTCTTTATAAAAGCTATCAAACAAGTCAACGATATTTCTAGGACGAACGTCCTGCACATACATATCGCCAATGACCGCAATGACACGCTTGATTCCGCTACGATACTGACGCAACGTAAGCGGACGAATGGATGACTGTTTCTTGTCTAACCATTGCGGCAGGTAATCGCATAGTTTTATTTTATTTGAAAATACTATACCACCGTGCGTGTAACTGTTATACACTTTCATACCCGCATCATACGCATCCTGCTTGGTAGGATATCCACCTTTCTCAATGACCTTACGCTTGCCGTCAATGGTGCGTCCTGCCTCAAAGATATATGAGTATGTCTTGCCGCGTTTGCGTGTACGAACCGTTGCCATAACAATGACTTCCTTTCTATAGCAAGCGAAGAATTTCAGGACGTGGTATAATAAATATGTAAACCAACTTACTGTTATTTCCGCTGTTCTTTTTGCATCAACCCCGGCACATGTTGTCGGGGTTTTTGTTGTGCAGTTTCCTTCCTATTAATAGCGGTACATGATTCTGCCTAGGATATCATGCACCTCATGCGGATTCGGATTCTTTTGTCGCAATAGTTCGACAATCCTTTCGTCATCAATATCTTCGGAATAAGCGAGCAGGCGTATCGCAAACTCATTCGCTTCTGCTTCTATATGTGACGGTATGTAGTATGACTGTTCCGCGTGTAGGCAGTAGTTGTATCCGCTGTGTAGTCTAGCGTGTCCGATCTCGTGGCATAGCGTTACCTTCTGTTCCTCATATGACAGTTTGTCATTGAGCACGATGTACTTGCGGCGCAGGACACGGACAAGGAAACCGTTGATCTTATCCGGTAACGGCGCGTGCAAGATGTTGATGTTAAGGTAGGATGTTAACAGGAAAGGATTTGCCGTGCCATACTTTTCGACTAGATGACGAACGCGCACGCGAATGTTAAACACGACAACCACCTCTCAATCTTTCTTCCTTTTATTAAGACGTTTCGCATCCCAAAAGGCAAGCGACAAAGCCGCGTGTAGTTTTTGTCTATCGTTTTCGTCAATATGGTACATGTTCCCGTCGAACATGATGTCCGTCCTATTTATGAAGGAAGTCAAGTCAGCGGGTATCTTCTGTTCGGGCGTGATCTTGTCGTGGCGTTCTTCTGTCCTTCCTAGCAGGTAGTCAACCGACGTGCGGTAGAAGTCAGCAAAGCGAACCAACATATCGCCTTTCGGGATACGTCTGTTCTTTTCATAGTTAGCAAGCGTGCTCTGTTCGATATTCATCTTGTCACATACATATTGTTGTGTGTATCCGTATTCATTCCGTAGGCATTGTAGCCGACCGCCGATATCCATAGCTATTCTCCTTTCTATATATTTCTCTCTGAAATAATTATATCTCATCCAGAAAAAATTTCAAACACATTTGACTATGATATTGACTTCTATTTCATTTTGTAATATAATATTAATATCGAAAGGGGGCGGCAAAGTGAAGAATCGGCTGAAAGAGTTGAGAGAACAGGCCAACCTAACACAAGAGCAGTTAGGCGCGGCCATTGGCAAGAGTCAAGAGATTATCTCATTATATGAGAACGGCTTTCGTATGCCGAACATAAAGGTATGTATTCTACTTGCGCAACGATTCGGTTGCAGAGTAGAGGATATTTTTGTGCCTTGAATATTTCAGATTGACAAGGCATTTCGTTTTGGGAGGTAGAGCTAGCTATGGAAACAGGACAGTCGTGCGGAATCAATCCCGGACATGCTTGTCTCAATTGCCCTTTCCCGGACTGCATCTGTGGCGATGTCGTCCGTATTTCACGAGAGGAAGCAATGATGACGCAGGCCGGTACGAAAAAAAGGAAGTTAACAGATTTCGGCGCGTTACGCGAATACGCAACGCGGTTCGGAATCTTAAAACCATTGTGGTAAGGGGTGCTTGTATGAACCAAAAAGGATTAGGGATTGATGTTAATCGCGGTTTGTCGCCGTTGTTCCATGACGCAATGAAGGAACTGGACGCGGCGATTGATTCCCTTCCTATTAAAAGGGAAGAGAAAATCAACACGGCGCAAAAGGCCGCGGCAACTATCGCCTTAGGCAACGTCGAGTCGTTCCAGTATGGAATGGCGTTCGGCGCGTTCCTAGCGATGAAGAAGGGTATCGCGTTCTTCGCGGGCAACAATGATATTCCCGATAAGGAATACGAGAACTTATGCAAGGAGTTCGAGATAACCTATGACGCGATCAAAGAATTACGGGGGTGAAGAAATGAGACGCGATTACACGCGCATCAGTCTGTTCACATTCATGGTTCTTGCATCTGCTATGGGTTGCGGGTTTATCTGGTTAGTTCGCTATCTGCTGACTGACCTTCTGTGAAAGGGGCTTTATATGGAAGGAAACTATATCAACCGTCTTGTCACGGCAGGAGTGGCAGGGAAAATCTTAGGCGTGTCGCCTAACACAATCCGCGCGTGGGTGCGAAAAGGAATCCTTTCTGCTTACTACACACCGGACGGCGGCAATCGCATGAAGTTCTGGACGGACGACATCTACGCCGTCGCAAAGAAAGGGGGTGCTTGCTAATGAATCTCCCGTTCTTGACAGACTTTGGATGGTCTTGCGTCGCGGTAGTTGTTCTCGTCTGCATTGCGTTCGTTATGGTATGACCCGGCAGGAGAAATCAATTATGTGCAGGCCGGGGTACTTCTGTCTGGTCTGCCCATATCCCGATTGCGTGTGTTGCACAAGCAAGTATCCGCACGCAACGGAAGAGGAAAAGAAAATGCTAGTCGCGTCGGGTATCGTTGATATCTGGTGCAACCTACGCGGGAAGAGGTGCAAGGAAAATGCTTAGTCTCTATAAACTGGACGAACAGTTGGAAAGATTGATCGAACTGGAAGACGGTAGAGCCGTCGATGGTGAGACAGGTGAAATCTTCAATAAGGAAGACTTCGATAGTCTCAAACTGGACAGAGAGAAGAAGATTGAAAACTGTCTTCTCTATTACAAGAACCTTGTTGCGGAAAGCAAGGCGATTGCCGATGAAGTAAAGGCTCTTAATGAGCGCAAGGCACGCAATACGAAACGTGCCGATTGGTTAAAGAACTACGTGAACGAGTCCCTCAATGGAGAGAAGTTTCGTACGGCGCGTGTATCCGCGTCGCATCGTAAGAGCACAGTACTGGAGTTCAACGGGAACATTGGTGATGTCCCGCGCGAATATCTGAAATTCGCTGACCCGACGATTGACAAGGCGGGCGTGAAGAAAGCACTCAAAGATGGTGCAGAGATTAAGGGATTTAGTCTCGTTGACAAGGACAATCTGATTATCAAATAATCGTCAGTTGTCTATCACATATGTACATATAAGGAGGATATTATGTCTAATAACTCATTGCAGACTATCAATAGTCTGGTAACAAACAAGAGTGTTCGTGCAAGATTCGAACAGGTATTAGGGCGTGGTGCAGATACGTTCATTGGCTCTCTTGTATCTCTGACAAACGGTAGCCGCGCATTGCAAACGTGCGATCAGAAGACGATTCTCTCTGCGGCGATGATTGCGGCAACGTTGAAACTCCCGATCAACCCGTCGTTGGGACTTGCCTACATTGTTCCGTATGGCGGTAAAGCCACGTTCCAGTTGGGTTGGCGTGGCATTAATCAGCTTGCTATGCGTTCCGGGCAGTATCAGCGCATTAATGTTAGTGCCGTGCATGAAGGTGAGATTAAGGGGACGGATTTTATCACGGGCGATTTAATCCGTGGCAAAAAAGTGTCCGATAAAGTCATCGGATATGTCGCGTACTTCCGTCTGGTAAACGGATTTGAGAAGACGCTTTACATGTCTGTAGAAGAGATGCAAGAACATGCGCGTACCTATTCGCAGTCATATCGTTCCGGGCGTGATTCGGTATGGCGCACCAACTTCGACGCTATGGCAAAGAAGACGGTGCTGAAACTTTTGTTGTCGCGCTATGGCATCATGTCGGTTGAAATGCAGAACATGGATTTGGCATTGAGAGCCGATCAGTCCGTGGTAACAAGCAGTGTTTCGGGACAGGAAACGTTCGACTACGTTGACAACAAGGACGACAACGCGCAGGTACAGGCACATGCAGACGCACCTTCTAAGAAAGAGGAAGGAAACGCGCAGAACGAACAGGATGACGACGCGATTCTGGACGCGGTTTTGGAACAGTCCGAAAAACAGTATGACGCTACGCATCCGCAGGCATAAGGAAAGGGTTGAGAACAATTGACGGAACAGAATCAAGGGCAAGAGACAGCCCGTATCAAGGTAAACGATGTTTATGAGGACAAATTCTTCATGATTCCGCAGGGGCTTATCCTTGACGAGAGATATGCAGGCATGAGTAGTTTGGCAAAACTTACCTATGCCGTGTTCAAGGACAGACTCAACCTGTCAATCCGTAATGGATGGATTAATAAGGACGGCGAACCGTATATCTACTTCTCGAACGATGATATCCAGAAGATCATGCGGCTGAAAGAAAGACAGGCTTACAACATCATGAAGGAACTGAAAGACTTCAATCTCATTGATGTCGTGAAGAGAGGGTACAATAAGCCGCAGGAGATTTACCTTTGTCACCTTCAATATCCAACGCGGGCGGTTACTGATGAAATGTTCGGAGACAATAGAAACTGCAAAAAATTGCAGGGAAATGAGGAAGTTACTGCAAAAAATTGCAGGACTTACTGCAAAAAATTGCACCCTAATAATACTGATATGAATCAGACTGAATCTAATAGTCATACAAAAGATATTATGTCTGGTTCAGGTAACGACGAACCGAACACTAAGAAGGAAACAAATCCTTCTTACGTGCCTAACGGCACTTCCGTGGCTAAAGCCACTACAACATATCCTTCTCAAATTAAAGAAGTGATTGACTACCTCAATGAGAAGACAGGTAAACACTTTCGAGCAAATGCTTACTCTAACGTCAAGCATATCACTGCAAGATTGAGAGAAGGATATGCCGTCAGTGATTTTAAAACCGTCATTGATAAGAAGTGTTCTCAATGGAAGAACGATAGCAAGATGAAAGAATATCTCCGTCCAGAGACTTTGTTTGCCGGTAAATTCGATAGGTATCTTAACGAAGAAAAGACAACCTTCTCCGGAAGATACAATAATCACTCTCCCCGCGAAGAGTGGAAACCAACCGGGTATGTTAACCAATCAGCGGGAACCGTCAAGGATACAACGCCACTTGACATTAACGACGAAGACTTACCGTTTTAAGGAGGAATAAACTATGGCCAACTCCCCGTTCACCTTCAATGACAATGATGCAGAGGATAGCGTCATCAGCGCAATGTTGTTCGGTGACGAACTGGATACTATCTTCTCCGAACTGGAACTTGATGACTTCTGTTCTAAGACCGGGCAGGGAATCTTCACGCTTGCCAACAAATACTACACAGAAGGAAAGACCGTCGATGCGGCAACGATGTTCAAAGATGCTATTGATTTGAAACTGTTCGACAGTGAACACGTACCTCTTACTTACTACGCCAAATTACATCTGCGGTCAATGGTTCCTTCCTATATTAAGCGGTTGAAAAAGGCAACCATGCGTCGGAACATCATTCACCTTACCGAAGATACGGCAGGGCGAATCCGGAATTGGGATGAACCGGAAGATGTGTTGATTGGTTTAGAAGATAAGCTGATCGCGATGAACGGGACAGGCGTCAAGCGTGACCTTATCACGCCGGATACGATGGCACAGGGGTGCTTTGCGGCATACTTTGACCGTATGGATGAAGAGAAGAGAAATAAGAAGGTTCTCTATTCTTCCTACAAATCTCTCAACCGACAGGTTGGCGGCTTTGAACATGGTGACTTAGTAATCCTGTCCGCTGAATCCGGTGCAGGTAAGTCCGCGTTTGCAATGAATATTGCCCGCGATATCGGAATCACTCAGAGAAGACCTGTCCTCTATATGAATAGTGAAATGTCAACGGAACAACAGGAACTCCGTTGGGTATCCTGCTTGTGCAACATTAGTCATTCCCGAATCCGTGACGGGATTCATAATGAACGGGATGATGCGCGTTTGGCAGAACGCCTTGAACCACTCAATAAGTCAAAAATGTACACGCTGAACATCCCGGACATGCAGATCAATGTCGTTTGTTCGGAACTCCGCACGATGCAGAGACGATACGGTATTGAATTGGCTATTGTTGACTATATCGGGCGCATGGATACGATGTCAGATGATGCGAAAGAGTGGCAGGTTCTTCTCAACGCGGCACGTCGGTTAAAGACTATGGCGCAGGAACTCAATATGACCGTCATTATGGTAGCGCAGTTGACGGGTGACGGCATGAGATTAGCACAGGGTAGCTATATGAAACATGAGGCTGACCTTTGGATTAATCTCCGTCGTATCAAGGATGAAGATGAACTTGCAAAGCATTATCCGTGGAACTGTGCGCTTGATATCCGCAAAGCACGCAATGCGGAATCCGGGAAGTCAATCCTTCTTCACTACTACGGCGACACGCTGACATTCACAGACAAGGAAGAACTTGCGAAGAAGTTTTGTAAGATGGAAGAGGCGAACAAGCCGATCACAGATGAGGACATTCCCGCATGAAGACATTCCAGATTATCCTGCCGGGACAACCGGCAACAAAAAAGAATGGTGCAATGATGGTAGCAAGACATGCAGTCTTGTTACCTTCTAAACCATATCAACGCTACGAAAAACATATCCGCGAGTTTCTGGACGGGCAGGAACTTGAACGGTTCGACTTTCCCGTTAACATGCAGGTGCATTATTACCTGCAAAACTACGCACATTGGCCTGACCTTGTTGGGCTGATGCAGGCCACGGCTGACGTTATATCTGATGACCGCAAGCATGGGCGTGAGTATATCCTTGTCGATGACCGTATTATCTATGGATGGAATGGCACTCATATCATGGGCATAGACAAGGATAACCCACGGGCAGAGCTTACGATCAGTGAGATAGATATTGACCCATCAGACATACTTGACCCGTGGATTCGGAAACGATTGGGGGTGAAGTAATGAATGATTTGCAAAACAACGAACACTATTCTGACCCCACGGCAGGGTACGTAGAGAAGAGAGCGCGGCAATTTGAACGATGGAAATGTTTAGAGTCGCGCATTAAGACCGCCGTGTACTATATGCGCAAGGCCGCGAAACGAAACGGCTTTGATATTAGCGGCATTGTCTCGTTCATTGACGACAACACAGGCCGTGTTGTTAACTGGACGATTCACCATCAACCGGACAGTAAGAGGAAGGGTGTTTAAGATGTTTGAGATGTTTAGATATGTAGACCGTAGCTTTAACGGCGTCAAGAATATGGTTGTCATGTGCCTAGTAGAAGATGTTGCCGGTCTGCTGATTTACAAGGCGGGTGATTTTTACTTGTCGCAGTTGCGGGAACGTAGCAATCTCTTACCGAATAGCGCAGAACGGCTGCGGGAACAAACGTTCCAAAATTACGGGAGACATATTATCCGGTTCTTCTGTAGGTTGACCGATTCTAAAACCATGCGGACTGCCATTCAGAGTGCGGCGATGCTTGCTGACTTCGATGCAGAAGATGGAGAGATTGGTGACATTATATTAAAGGCCAATGATGATGAGGCTATTATTCTGACATCATATGTTGACGCGTTCTATGCAGGAAGAGAGGACTAAACACTATGAGCTTTGCACGCAAGATGAACCGGAAGAATAATAAGACCGTCGTTGCTGTAGACAATACTTTGCTTGTTGATTCGTACACGAAAGGATACAAACAGGGATATAAGGAAGGATTCGACAAGGGCATTATGAAGACTGTCAATTCGATGGCGCACAATACCAGAAAGAAACTGGAAGATGCGTGGCGTGAGGGTGGCGAACAGGCGCAGATCAATATGATTATCCTGTTCTTCCTCTTACTTCACGACAAGTTTGGCTTTGGCAAGACGCGCCTTGAACGTGTCGGTCAAGCTATCCACGATCTGACGGATTGCGTTGCGTCCGGATATGTCTCGATTGAGGAAGTGCAGAAAGGACTTGTCGATGAAGGGTTTACCTTCTTGAAAGATATTACCATTGAACCGGCAGAACGGGATAAGAAACGGGAACAACAACAGGAACGGGCGTGATTATATGTTGGACTTTTGTGAAACGATCAAAAGCGGAAAATATTTAGAAATAGTATAATATATATTGTAGGAAGACAGATAAGGACAACGTAAGTGAGGTTGATGTCTATGGCTGATAAACACGATGGTAAGTATGATTTTGATCTTGGTGATATCGCAGACGCGATTCATCAAATCTTACAAGGTAAGGAAGAAGAACAGAACAGTCACGGATACTATGTATCGAAAGACGGCAGTATGGATGTTATTGACGTGATGAATATGTTTCTGTCCGACGATGAGTTAAGAGGATTTTACAAGGGTAATCTGCTTAAATATATATTCCGTGCAGGACGCAAGCCTAACGAGCCTGCGTCAAAAGACCTAGGCAAAGCGATGGAATACCTTGCTTATTGGGAAGCCCTTGAACTCACAAATGAAGGTGATGACAATGTCAGCCCCAATGAGTGATGCGGACAAGAAAAGCGTTCGGCTTTCTGTGTACAAGGACATGTTTGGTAGGACGTACATGATAGGACGGACGCGGGACAAGCGTTGGGCAACATGGATTCGTGATGCGAAAGGTCATGTTGACAACATTATTAAGTGCAGTCCACGGAACACTTACTATGACGAGCAGATTCAGCTTGATTATAAGGCTGATCGTAAAGGTTGGCGATGGGTTGCGGAACAGGTTAGAGAGGATGTGCTTGTCGATGTCCTCTGATAAACCCAAAAGCGAATTTGGCACTCGTATTGAGGGATTGTGTGAAGAGCGCGGTATCCCGATGAGTGAGGTTGCCAAAGCAATCGGAATGTACCCGTCAAACTTTTATGTCATGTTACAGAACAACAATCTACCATCGGGTACGTGGATTAAAAAGATAGCGGTAGCACTCAATGTGACGAGCGACTTCCTTCTCGGCGTTGATGAGGTTGACCGCGATGAGATGTACTACTTCCAGTTACGCAACTACCTTGCGAAACATGGCAAGGATTTGAAACAGAATCAGAAGCTAGAGTTAATCAGCTTTCTGGTTGCAGACTACTACTAAGAAAGGGTTGATTGTATGAGATGTCCGATTGGGCGCGGCAGTCACCTGCCTGACTTCTACCCTTTCTTACAGTATTCGCCGTTAGATGGTAAGCATAGTCTCATGGAAAAGATTGTCTGCGATGCAATTGCGGGCATGTACCTGCAAGGCTACGATCTTGTTACCTTCTCTGCTATCTGCAAGATGATTAAGGCAGGAAAGGAATACAATGGCGCACGCGTAGGCCGTGACCCGTATATCTATAATGCTACATGCGAGTTGATACGTGACGGCAGGTTGATAAATGGAAAACTTGACAAGTTTTATTTTGGCAAGCGATTCCTCTTGGGCATCCAGTTAAACGGAGAGCCGCCTGCCTTAGCAAGAGCAAAGACTCTTGGCGGTAATACAGGTAACTATAGTATCCCGCTTGAAATGCTATGGACGCCAAACTGCGACACAAGACTAGCGTTGCAGTTGAAGTACTGTATTGTGAAGTACATTACCATGCAGTACTTTAAACAAGGCGCGACAAGTGGACAGATTCGAATGTCGGACTTGTATGCTATTGTTGACGATACGTTGATCGGTAAGTCGCGTAATAGGTATGATGAGGCGCGGTACACCGTACACGATATCCTAGACTACTATCAGTCGCAAGGATATATAACCAATTACCGCATGGTGCTTGATGGCAGGAATATGAAGAAGTATTACGGTATAGCGTATGAGGTTCCACGATTCCCTGATTGGGCAGATTATGAGAACCGTATGTTTGAGGTGTGAAAAGAAAGGCAGATTAAGATGAGCAGGGGTTATTTGGTTGGTTATCTGGACAGAGAACGAGTTCGCGCATGTATGAAGAGAGCGGATGTTTCGTCGTTCATGAAACTGTCAGAGCTTGCGCATGTCGGGTCGTCTTCTCTTTCGTTCTGGTTTAGTAAGAAAAAGAAGATTACGATTCAGCCGTTGGTTAAGATTGTCAATGTGCTTAATGCAAATCCTCTGTGGCTGATTTCCGATGATTCGTTTGAGAAGCCTGCGATGGATGACAAGCAGGATGATAGTGACAAACCGGTCATTGAGTATTGGCACACAGAAGAACGGACAAAGGATGGCGACATTGACTTTTACTATGCAAGCGCAGAGCGTAACGGGATTGATTACGACTTCCGCTATAGTAGTAATAAACCTGATCGTGTTGAGATTTGGGGTTGCCGCGACAACGGTAAAGAAAATACTTTTCTTAATCACAGTCAGTACGAGCATGTTTGTGATGTCATGCTGAAAGATGTCCCGGAACATGCTTTCAGAACGGCGTTCAATCTGTTCTTGGGCAACGATGATTTCAGATTAGAACGCAAGGAAACGGTAGTGAAAGGCGGCGTTGCAGATGGAAACATTGCTTGATGTGTTTCATGGTGTGAGCACCGCAATGTTTATCGGCGGCGCGGCGGCATGGGCAGGGTTCTGGTTCTGTGCCGGGTGTTGCCTTGCTACAAGGGTATGTAAACCGTTTCGGGTTGACGTTGATTCGATGCGCGTCATGGTAGATTGTAGTAAAAAGAAGAGTGGAGAGGTAAATGATGAGCGTGAACAAAGAGAACAAAGCGTATATTGAGATGGCGGTAGATAGAGGCGGTGGCACGATTGATGTTGAGTATGTTTGCACACCCGGTGATCTTTGTGTAATGGTTAGCCGCTTACTTGCCGACTATACGTATCGTCGTCACGGTGTCGGCGGTGATGTCGCAATGAAGAGCGAACTTCTGCGGCAGTTGCTTGACGATGTTAATGCATTGTCAAAAGGTACGTTGCGTGAGTTGATAGAGAAAGGCGGCATTAATAATGAAAACGTATGAGGTTAGATGGACGATTGAAGGACGTCTGTTCATTGATGCGCAGGACGAAGACGAGGCGTATGAGAAGTTCGGCGATATGGATGCCGATGATATTATCCGCGCGTCAATGGGCTACGTTGATGACATTCGTATTGAGAGCACGGAGGAACAGTAATGAAAAAGAATGTACCGATGGAAATCATCTTAGCTCCGGAACGTATTACCAATAAGAACAAGGACGGCGTTATTGTGAGTGAGGTGTGGTCAGCCCCTTTTGCGTGGAAGAAAGACCCGCACAATGACCGCGACTCCCTGTACTATGTTAAGTGGATGCCGCTTGATGATCGCTACACCGTTGAGATCGTGAACAAGCGTAGCGGCGCACGCGAGATGTTTAAGATTAGGAGGGACATAGCACATAAGGACAGCCCGGAAAACATTCTGCGGTACGCAGTTGAAGGGTTTGTTGACAGTAAGAATGTTAAGGTAATCGTTGATCGCGATTAAAGAAGGTGAATGTTGTGAGCGCAAATGAGATTGCAGTTATCCTGTGTGCCGCGATAACGTTCATTGCGGATGGTGCGGCGATTGGCATGGTTCTTTCAAGCGCGTATATCGGTAAGGCAATTGCTATCGGCGCGGTTGGTATCGTTGGCATGTTGTACTTCATGTATGGAGAGGCAAAGGTTAGAGAATGAAGACGGTTATTCGGCCAAGAGATTTGGTTTGGCTTGACGTGGAATATATCAAGAGTGCGGCAATGCTTAATGGCCTGTATTCTACAGCGCAGTTGGCGCGGTTTGCGCATATCGGTTTCCCGATGGCAGAGAAATGTCTTACCGGCGTTGTTGGCTGTGTCCCGTATTCCACGGCAGAGCGTTTGAGAAAAGCGTTTGTCTGTGGATGGGAAGAGATTCTTTATATCGACGGCGCAGGAACGTGTACGTTCGTCATCAGCGGTAAAAATGTGGCGCATGTGCCGTATGAGGCTATTCGCCGTGACGGATTGGATGTCGGCAAGAAGCCGAACCTTGTTCGTGTTGATTTTGCATGGCACTGGAAGGGTGACGATGGCAAGTTATATCGCGTAGATGGAAGTGATGCGGCATGACTAAGGGTGAGCTTAACCTTGTGTGTATGCATTGCTTCGACAAGTTGCAAAAGGCAGTAGACGATTTTAACGAGTCGTTGGATGTAATCTCTGACTTTCAAGGTGAGACATACGACGACGAAGAGGCAATGAGACGATTGATCTTCCTTGCGGAACGTAAGGCAAGCGACTTAAATGTCTATGCGACGTGTATGCGCGATGAAATGGGGTGGAATAAATGAGTAATGGTGTATTACCGCATCCGTGCAACGGTGTTCTCTTTGATAAATGGGAACCGTATTACTTCTTTGCTAAGATCGGCGAAGAGTATGGTGAAATGTCGGAAGCGTATCTTGATGTACTTATCAATGGCAATGATGGTGACGAACCAGACGCGGGCATGGATGAGCGTTGGCATCATTTAATGTTGGAATGTACTGACACCATCGTTGCGATTAACGGATTCATGGAAGCGATGGGATGTAACGAACATGACCGTCAGCTTTTCGTAAAAGAGATTAATGCGTCGAACGGTAAGCGCGATGGCGGTAAACGATTTAAGAAAGGTGAATGACGTGAACGAAGTAATTAAGCGACAGGCTACACCGGAAGAGCTTGCGGAAATTGAACGCTTGTGCAAAGAACAGGACAGTTTTAGAAGGCCGCAGGACATTGCGAAAGAGCGCAAGATGGCAAGGGCTATGAGGTTGAGCAATGAAAGACAGAAACGATACCGTTCTAAGCATCGTGATTGACGGCAGGGAATATCGGCTTGATAACGTAGAGGTTGCGCAGATATCGGACGATGGCGATGGCAATGAAGTCTTTGACTCATTTCCGTTTGAGGATGAGCTAAACGGTTTTGTCCGGTTGCGCCCGATGACAAGCTACGAAAAGTATATGGTGTTCGCCAAGTATGGCAAGAAACGAAGGAGGAAGAAGAAACATGCAGGTAGATAATGTATGTATCTATGGGCTGAATGAGAGTATCGTTGCGTCCGGCTACCCGATGCGGACTGACCTGCCAAAGAAGATGGAACTTCCAGATCAGCATAGACGTGATGTCGCACATAAGTTAGGTTCTGTTCCAGTTGGCACGGCGCATGATAACTACCTTAATGGAATTGTCATTCAGTTTGATTTGACCTGTTCCGTTAAGATGTGGCAACAGTTGCAGAGATATCACTTCATTGACTTTGTGTCGTCGTCATCTACGGTGCATCGCCTTGCAAAGATGGACTTATCGAAAGGTGCGTACAACGAATACGTTGACATGAATGTGATTCATCATATGGAAACGTTGCAGTCAATTTATCAGACGAATCCGACAGAAGAAAACTTTATGCGGTTGTTGTACAACAATCCGGTTGGCATGAATCTTACCGCACGAATGACAACGAACTCCCGTCAGTTAAAGACGATTTATAACCAGAGAAAAAATCACAGACTGAAAGAATGGCGTGACTTCTGTGACTGGATTAAATCACTTCCAGAAGAAGTAGTTCCGTGGCTTGAAAGAAAGGAATGACCGAAATGTTAATGGCAATTGGGTTGGCATTTATTGTTGCAGGTGTATGTGCGGCAATTATGATCGTGCAAAGAGGTATGAATGATATGAAACATTCATACAGTAAAGAGAATCGCGTCAACATGAAAGGCGTTGTTGCCTTTGCGCTCGCGGCGTTCTTAGTCTTGTCCGGTATTGGCGGTGGTATCATGTTTGGGTATCCGGAATACTTAGTGTGGCAACAAGAAAAAGAAGGTGAGGCGGCACTTGCTAAAGCGTCGCAGGATAGACAGATTAAAGTACAGGAAGCAGAAGCAGAGAAGGAAGCCGCTATTGCGCAAGCAGAAGCTAACCGTGTGTTAGGTGAATCTGTCCGTCAGTATCCGGAAGCAATGGAACAGAAGTGGGTAGAAGCTATTAAGGAAACTGACAACCAGATCATCTACCTGCCGACAGAGTGTTCTATCCCTGTAACCGAAGCATCGCGTGTCGCACAAAAGGCACAGAAAGCGGGCAAGTAAATGCACTTCAAGTACAAAAAGAAGCGATTCGGCATAACGGATGCGCGGATTCGCAGGGAGTATGGCAAGAAGCGGAGTGCTAGAAGGTATAAGGCGTATTGGTTCTTCCAGTTACCGCCGAAAGCACGTATTGTTACACGGATTCGTGCAGACAAACTTCGATGGCGCGGTATGAAACGTGAGTGTGTAATGTTTCAAGAGTTCCGTGTCCCGGAAGATGTGTTCATTGAGGACGCGCATTGTTGCGAATCCGATGATTGGGAAGATGATGACGGTTGGGAGTGAATGGCATGGATAAAGAGCATAACGATTATAGTGAATACGCTCACGAAGAGCTTGAGTGGTACGATTTTTCCGATTGCTTGCCGCCCCTTGCTAGACCTGTATGGGTTCAGACTAATAGGATTCGGTTCGTTGGTTTTATGAGTTTCGGTGACGATGGCGTTGCATTTCTTAGCGACGTAACTAATGGAAAATTAATTAAGGTTGATGAACTTCCGCGATGCTATTCAAAAGGAAAAGCGTTTTGGTCTATTATCCCTACTGATGTTGATGCAGTATGCAGACACAAGAGTAAGATTAGTGTTGATTAAGGCGGTGATGTTATGAGGAAGAAGTACAAAACCAGTATGATTGGCGCAAGGAAGCATTATGACAATGTGAGAAGTTGGTATTATAGTTGTTGGGTAAACTACTATTGTTTCAACTGTTACCCAAAGTCGCCGCGTCCTAAGAAACGCGCAATGATTAAGGCGTGCCGTGCTATTTCTAAGGCATTCCCCAAGGAAGATGCGGTTTATGAAGAGGTGTGATTGAATGGCACTTGCTAATGTCGTAGATACATGCACCTTCTGCATTAAGAAGAAACTGTGTCAGCCGAAAGAGCCTTACTTTGGCTACTGTCAATGGCGAGAAGAAAAGCGTCCGGAAGTTCCGTTAACTCCGGAACAAAAAGAACTTGTGCAGAAGATTGTCGATCAGCTTATGGGACGCGACAACAGAAAGCGATATTGAGGTGATGGTATGGTAACGAAATTCGAACGTATTAGACAGATCGCTAGCACGGGCGACATTGATGCGCTTGCGGAATATTTTGCCGACAACATGTGGCTGTGTTGCAACCCGGCAATCTATGATGATTGCGCACGATTTTGTAAGGATTGCTTTGCTGTACTGTTACGCGAGGAAGATAGAGAAACGGAGTGAGAGGTAAAAGAGATGACAATGACGGAAGGATATAACCAATACAAGGGCAAGGAAAATGAAACGCGGTTCGGTGTTGAGTGTCCGATTAGCAAACGCTACCGCTACTATCCCTATAGTGCGATTCGCTATAGCAAGGAAGTACGAGATAAAATCAACAGTGACTTCTTGGGATTCGGTTACTACTTGCAGAGTGACTTTGATATCAATGATGAGCTTGCGACGGATTCCCTGTATGTCGGTGACAACGATGGTCGCTTATTCGTTTCTTGCGTGTTTGATGGTGACTGGATTGTTAAGTGGTATTGTGTTGATGAACATCATGCAAACTATACTGTTATGAGTGACTGGATGATGAACGAGTTGTTCTATGTGCGTGATTGGGATACATGGTGCAAAGAGAGTGGCGCAGAAGAGGACGGTGATAAAGATGGGATTGAAAGATAAACATAGCTATGTAGGGATGCAATGTTGCGGAACATGCAAACACTTCCATCTTGGTAAGAACATGAAGAGCGAATCAACCTGCGACGCAAAACCAAAGACGGATAAGTATGGATGCCGGGTATATGTCACGCCGTCGAAAGTGTACTGTGCTAAGTATGAGCAGGGATACAACGGTGCGTATTGTAAGAAGTGCGGTACGTTTCGTGATTCGTGGTATAACTACTGTCCTACATGCGGGGAAAGGTTTGATGGCAATGAAGACGGTTGAGAAGTATATCTGCGATAAGTGCGGCAGAGAGTTTGATAAACTTGATGACGCGAAAGAGCATGAGTTAAGACATTATGATGTAGTTGGTGTTAAGAGTGTAAAGTATCTTAAACAAGAGTATCCTAAGCGCATCACTGTCAATATGATGAATGGCAATGGCCACGTACTGGAATGTGAATACGAGATTGTTAATGTGTTTGACCCGCAGATTGCGGAAGGGTGGCGGCGATGAAAAAAGGCTTTGTGAAAGACTTGGCATTTAAGAGAGTGTGCAGATGTTATTATCATAGCTCGTGGTTTTGGGGACAGAAAACGGGGATTGTGATTAATGGAAAGCCGAGGTACGGGAAAGACAAAAGATACAGGCAGTTTTGCAAGGCTGTGCGGATGAAGGGGTGAGGACGATGGACAAAGACAGACTGAAATATCGTGGGTGGGTTTATCCGATTATAGATTCAGACGGTAAGCCTAGATGGGTTTATGGGCGTTGTCCGACAAGAACATTTGTGACAGAAATGTTCGGAATGTTGGGCGGCGAAGAGCGCGATTGTGAGTTTACGGATGAGCAAGCTAAATACTTTTCTGTAGAGACTGATTCGTTGGAACAGTGTACCGGATTCCGCAATTCGGAAGGTAATCTTATCTATGAGGGCGACAAGTTGCGAGACTTGGGCGGCGAAATACTGCACGTTGAATGGGATAATGAATCATATGGGTTTGTTGTTGATGGTGTGAATGGCGTTCGTGATTTAGAAAAGGCGTACCTTGCACACCTTTTACCGAGAGAGGACTGGACAGATAATGGATGAAACTACCGTTGAGGCGGTGGCGGTGTTTGCTATCATTGTCGGCGTGCCTGTATTCGGTTCTATTGCCGTTGTTATGTTTGGTAGTGCTATATCCGAGATAGGCGATCTGCTACACGATATTGTTTACTGTGCTTGCGAAGACTACCGGATGAAGACATTCGGCAAGAGCAAGAAAGAGATGCGGGATATAATGGACCCAAAGATTTAGACCAGCGGTAAAATTTTTAAGGGTGTGATACAATACCAAGTAACATCACTGGAGGTAATGGATCATGCCAAAGAAAAAGTACACCGCCGAATTCAAGACGAAGATCGTCCTGACCATCCTGGAAGGCTCCAAGGAGTTCAATGAGATCTGCTCAGAGAATAACCTAAGCCCGAATATGGTCCGGAAATGGAAACAGGATTTTCTCGCCAACGCCCACATGGCTTTCGAATCAGACACTGAGCGGAAAAGCGCCCAGAGAAAGGAGGCCGACCTGAAGATAAAGAACGATCAGATGCTTAAGACCATCGGCCAGCTGACGCTGGAACGCGATTTTCTTCAGGACTGCTTTCGCGCGGTTGGAGAACCCATCCCAGAAATGCCGGACTATGATCCAAAAGGATGACAAGCTCTCCGTGCGGCGTCAGTGTGAGTTGCTTGGTATCAATCGCTCCAGCCTATACTACGAGCCCAAAGAGCCTGACGAGGCGTATCTGGCGCTGCAGGAGGAGCTCATGAAGCGCATAGACTACTGGCACACGAAGCAGCCGTATCTTGGTTCACGCAAGCTGGTGATTCAGCTGCGCAAGGACGGCTACACCATCTGCCGCAAGACCGTGCGCCGGCTCATGAACCAAATGGGCATCCATGCAATTTATCCCAAGATGAATCTTTCCAAGCGTAATTTCAAGGAGGCAATCGTGCCATATCTGCTGCGAAACTACGAAGCCAACTTCCCAAACCAAGTCTGGTCCATAGATATCACCTACATTCCGATGAAGCGAAGCCACATGTACCTGACGGCGCTGATTGACTGGTGCAGCCGAAAAATCGTCGGATACTACCTGTCCGATACCTTGGATACCCAGTCGGTTATCCACGCTGTCAGGGAGGCCGTAGCGGCACATGGCCGACCAGCCATCCTGAACTCCGACCAGGGTTGCCAGTTCACCAGTGACGAGTACAAGCAGCTGCTCAAAGATATGCACATTCGACAGAGCATGGACGGCAAGAGCCGCTGGGCCGACAACATTATGATTGAGCGCTGGTTCCGCAGCCTCAAGATTGAGCAGATTTACCCCAACGACTACAGCTCACCAAGGGAGTTGCGTCAGCTGATAAAACGCTACGTCCATGAGTACAACACGGAACGGCCTCATGCAGCTCTCGACTACAGCACGCCGGAAGATATCTACAACGGATACTTCTCAGGTCAAAGGGTTATCCACATTGCTTGACACTCTTAAAATTTAAATCAGTGGTCTTGACAAGGGGCCCATTATAGAATGAAGCGAGTTTTGGAGACTTATGATTTACAAACGCTGTATCTGTAGTATAATATATGTTCAAGCAATGATAAAGGAGATAAAATATGTGCGTAAAAGGGAACATTGTTTTTCCACTAGACACAACTATTACGAATACGCCACCTACAGAGTGCGGCGTGTATGTTGCAACGATTGAAGATTCATCAAATCCATTTCTCAAACCCAAATATTGCCGTCCAGACGGCATACTGTTTGAGCAGGATTCGTTGGAAATGCTGAAACATATTAACTCCGAATCCATAGACCTTATATTTGCAGACCCTCCATATAACATACGAAAAGCAGATTGGGACAAATTTGAAAGCCAAGAAGCATACATCGACTGGTCAATGCAATGGATTCGTGAAGCCTCTAGGATATTGAAACCAACAGGAAGCCTGTATATATGCGGCTTTACAGAGATTCTGGCAGATTTGAAACATCCAGCCATGAAACACTTCAAAAAATGTAAATGGCTTATCTGGTACTACAAAAATAAAGCCAATCTTTCTAACGATTGGGGGCGTTCTCATGAATCTTTGCTTCATTTGAGAAAAACCAACAAATTCAAGCTGAATGTTGACCCTGTAAGGATTCCATATAATGCTCATACATTAAAATATCCTTCTCATCCACAGGCAGAATCCAGTCAATATGGTGGAAACAGTAAGAAATATAACTCATGGACACCTAATCCACTAGGAGCAAAACCAAAAGATGTTATAGAAATACCTACCACTTGCAATGGCATGGGCGAAAAAACAAAACATCCAACACAAAAACCAGAGGAACTTCTGCGTAAAATAGTACTGTCATCGTCTAATGAAGGCGATATAGTTCTTGACCCGTTCAGCGGTTCGGGGACTACCGCAACAGTATGCAGACAGCTTAACCGCAAATGGATAGGTATAGAACTTACGCCAGAGTACAACCAATGGGCTATTGAACGTATTGACAATGCGGTAAACCACCCAGAATCGTACTGGGTTGACCTTGACCGAGCAAATGCAGAAAGAAGGAATTCTCTCAAATGACCACTAAAATCAAAACACTGTTGGACTATACAAGAGATAAGACCATATCCTTGACGAGACACGTTTCTATGGCAATGTTGCGATTGATGAGTTAGTGAAAGGCGGTAATTAATTATGGGTTTGACAAGAGAAGAACAGGAAACGATCATCCGTTTCGATGAGTCCAGTAAAGAAGTTGAAATTTACACGGCAAGTCCTAGAATGTGGACGCGTTTTGAGAAAGCTCCGAATATCTACCGCTTCAAAGGGCAGGAAACCATGAAAGGTGAGGTAATCTCTAAGACATTTACGGCTGAACAACGTTTTATTACGTTCCGCATGTCTGACACAAGAAAGAAAGAGCTTACTCCGGAAGAAAAAGAAAAGGCGAGGGAAAGGGTTAAGGTTGCACAAGCGGCAAGGGCTAAGAAAGGACGTTGATTGCTATGGACGATAACAAGATGGATGCCATGAGCCTTGATGAGGTAGTTCTGAACCAGAAAGCGCAGAAATGGTGCAGGGTTATGTTGCAGTTCTTTGCGAATGGGCTTGAGAACATTGGCGACGCTCTTAAAACCACGGATGAGGACGGCAATATTCGACAGATGACTGATGACGATGATTGGTACAGGTCGTTGCAGTGTGTTGTGGGTCTTTGCGATGTCGATCTCATGCAGCTAGAAACAAATGTTCGGTCAATGGCTAAGATTTTGCAACAGATTGAGATTGCAAGAGAGCAACGAAAGAAGAAAGAGGGTGCAGAATGGAACAAGTAACTTGCTACAGGTGTTCTGTGTGTGGTAAATTATTTCAATACGAAAACATGGCAGAAAAATGTGAAAAAGGACATAGAAAACCACCTGAAAACGTGCGTGTTTACCGATGGAGTGCGGGCGATAAGTATCCTAGTGAGATTATTGTGCGTATGGATGGCGGCGATGAGGTACGTTATACTTTAGACCGTACCGTGGGTTATGCCAGAGCAAGCATTATGCCTTGCTGACATAAAAATAAGGCGCAATACCAGAGCAAAGCTGATACCGCGCCATCGAAACCCGAATGGATTTTAGCTAAGTTTCAGTATAATATAACCACGTTGGTTTTGTCAATAGAAAGGGATGATGATGCGATGAAGCCTAAAGATGTATTACATTATGTACTCGTGGGCGGCGTTCGTCTTGATGATATGGATTGGCTCATGACTAAGACAAAGAATATCCTGTTCGACAATGGGTATAGCACAATTAGTGACGTTCTTGCCGACAGTGTAGCAGAGATTCGTATGCTTAACGGTATGAATGATCGTGCCTTTGACAATCTCTGTGACGCGATGCGTGAGTATTGTTTGGGCGCGGTAAATGAATGGCTTAGACAGAGCTATGAGGGTGAACAGAATTGAAAGAAGGTGCAGGCTTGATTGATGACGGCATTAAGAATTGTTTTGATCGCATGACTTACAACGAATCCGTTAAGATGATGCGCGATTGGATTGATTCTGTTTATAATAATGGCTTGCTTGACGTGCTTGATGTGAGACGACGTTGTGGTGATGACTCAAAGACAACGGCTAAAGCGTTACTTAGCATTGTGCAGGAAGACTATACGGTTCTCGGACGTTATGTTGAGGCATTAAAGTACCTTGTCGAAGAAGGTGAGAACAAGTGATTATCTATGAAGTATGGCAGAATGACGGTGACTGTGTAGGCGCAGGATATTCGATCTTCTGCACGACAGATAAGACCGCCGCCGATAAATGGGTAGCAGAAATGAATCGTCGTCGTTGCTATGAATCATCTTGTTGGTTTGAAGGTGAGTATGAAGTCAAGCAACACGATCTTCTTGACTATGTACCGGACGTAGAGCCGTGCGAAAAGCCGTTTGTTTATCTGGAATTGATTTCCGGCACGTATAAGTGGACGGCTCAAACGGAGCTAGTCACGAGACAGACGGCGCAAGAGAGAGGATTGCGTGATGTCGGCAAGATTGTTGTCACAGATACGCTTGTCATTACCTTGATGCCGATGGTTAAGGGTGAAACAAATGACGAGTGGGAAGAACGGCGCAATAAAATGTTCAAGGAAATGGTTGATGCCGGTAATACGTGTCGTGCTATGCAGGGAAAACCAAAGTTAACACCGCCTGACTATTCGATCTGGACGCGCTATGAATAAAATACGGTATTTAATACGTCTAGCCATAGTTCTGACGGCAGTAATATCAGCGGCAATAATCGGTACTGTGATAGAATATATACAGAACAAACGGGACGGTGAATAAGGTTTGAAATATGTCAAGTTTGAGTCGTACACTGACGGTAATTATATCTATGCAAAGCCGGAAAACATTCGTAGGGTATGGGATATCTACGACAAGCCCGGGCTTTGCACCGTTGAGATTCTTGACGGTAGACAGGTTATTGTTAAAGGCTATGCGGCTGACGTTCGCAAGAAGATTGAACGCATTGAATCCAGTGCGTGGTGGTACGGCTCACGCAAGCACTAAGGGGTGACGCTATGTACACATCTGACATCGCTGATCTGATTATGAAGAAGATGAAACGAAAAGAGTTGTCGGTTGGAGATGCTTATCGTTTTAACACCTTAGCGTTGATGAACGACACGACCTCATTTCGTAGCGATGGCGATAATTATAACGGCAGTTCGGTGATACATACCGGAATGATTGATCTTTTCGGCGATGAGATAACCGTGTATGCGCTTTGGGATGCAGGGACAGACACGATTAACTTAGACGACGGCGGTTATACGATGCGCAAGGTGGTTCCCGATGTCCGCAATGGCATAGTGGAAGAGCTATGCAAGGCGAATGAGTGCTCGTTGGTTAACGATTGTATTACTACCACGTCAAAGAGCACGAAAGAGTTATTTTATAAGGTGTCACGCATTATAAATACGGTGATTCTCATAGAGGGATTGTTTAACAACAAGGTTTATGAGTTGATTACGGGCGTTGACATGGAACAGGCATAATAAGAGAGGACGGAACAAAGAATGAACGTATGGAATGGTGTAGGAAGATTAACCCGCGACCCGGAAACAAGACAGACGAACAATGGCATGACGATTTGCCGCTTTACTCTTGCAATTGATCGCCCGAAACGTAAAGATAGCAATGATCGTGAATCGGATTTTATTTCTTGCGTAGCTTTTGGCAAGACGGGAGAAGTAATTGCACGCTATGTAAGCAAGGGCAACAAGTTTGGTGTTACCGGACGTATCCAGACGGGCAAATACACGGACAAAAACAACGTAACGCATTTTACTACGGACGTAGTAGTAAATGACTTCACGTTCATTGAGCCGCGCGGTAACTCCGGTCAGCAGAACAGCAATCAGCAGGGTTATAATAACGGGCAGGGACAACGTAACAATGATTACGTAGCTCCGTCGCAAGATTTTGACGTTCCGTTCTAAAACCTTAAACATATACATGATAAGAGAGGGACGAAAGTCCTTCTTTTATTTTATCTAGGCGAAAGGGGAGAATCCTTAGCATGACTGATTATGTTTCGCTTGCCCGCGATGTTCTCAAAAGCTATGCCGATATCCAGATTAACCTGTCGGCAACGCAACGTGAGTTAGAAGAGGCAGAACGTGACTATAAAGATGAATTAGCTATATCCGCAAAGACAACAAGCTATGACGCGACTACGGGCGGCGCATCCGGTTCTCACAGTTCGCCCGTAGAGAATTATTATTTCAAGCGGGAAAAGGTTCGCAACCGGCTTGATCGTTTACGTAGGGAAGAGCGCGAATTAAGAGCGGCTCAATCCTGCATCGACAATGCGCTCAATAACTTTCCGGAGACTGATCGCGGTATCTTACTCATGCACTTTTGCTACGGTAAGACGTGGGTAGAATTGGCGAATGAATTTAACATGACTCCGAAATGGGCATCAATTCGCGGCAATGGATTGCTCACACGCTTTGCATTGAATCTGTTCGCATCGAAAGAAAGAGTCGTTGACTTTCATAAAATCGTCGGTTAATTTTGGGCAAAAAAATAAACCCTTGCAAGCAACACCACGAAGGTGCTACCTGCAAGGGTATTTTTATACATAATTATGAATAATTATACAGTATTAAATGTCCACTAGGTGCGGACTATCAAGCGTGATCTCGTCTATGCGAACAACGATGTCCCGTCCTTCATCCTCGTAATACATTTCAGCCACGGCTTCCTCTATAGACTTGGCAACAAGTTCTTCTTTCTTGCCCGGATATGCATCAAGCATATTCACACCGTGCTTTTCGCCGTATTCGTATATGTCGTCAATTTCACGCTCAACAAGCGGCGTGATAATTCCCCGAAACTTCTTGACTGCCTTTTCCGGAGAAGAGAATATACACGCTTGACGATAGGGCATATCGGTTTCGTCGTCGTCTTCCAGTGTGATTAACCATACCGTACTCATTAGTCATCCCTCCGGTTGAACTCATTCAGTGCTTTCTGTGCTACACCTACGGCTCGTCTAAAATCTTCTACAGCAATGCCGTCAATGCCATAGTTGCTGACTAGGAAATAATATTCCTTATCAACGTCGCCAATGCAAGTCGGGTCACTGTTTTCATAGGCGGTAGTTTCTTGATCGCAATCATTAATGCCGCCTTTCCAAATCTGATACAGCCCAACCTCTGTACCTTCTGTAAAACCATACGGCACACGGCCTTGCTCAAACTCAAATGAGTACCCGCCGATAGATACTACCATGTCAAAGTTACCCTCAAAAGAACAGTCTTCATATGTCATTACCTTCATCTTTAATCTCTCCTTTTGCTCACATTATACCAGATAAAATAATAGGGCGCATCCCGCTAAGATACGCCCATTAGGTAGAGTCGCCGTGTTCACGGTCTCCCGCAAATCGTGCAGAGCTATGTGTGCTTTTTGAGAAAACCCGTAGTTGATAATCCATAGAGTTTATCTCTATTGCACTTTATATTATACCACTCTGCCAAATTCTCTGCTTGCTATGGGCTACGAATACTCATGACTAATCTTTCCTTGCCTTATTTATTCTTCTGCCTATTCCGGACGGTAGGATAACTGACTGTATGCGCGGTCTACTTCTACTTGAAAGCTAATGCTTGCAAGATACTGAATCAACCGTTCCATCGTTGGGATTAAGGGTTCGTGCTCGTCCTCAATGAATCTATTCCACCATCTTTCAATGGCAAGAAATACAGGTTCCTGCCCGTAAAAATCCCTGTAATTATACAGCGGCTTTTCTGCATCCGTTCCCTTGACGATTCGCCAAAGGTCTTCTGACAAGACATTCCCGATGTCGTCAAGAACAATCTCAAAGGGATAGTTGACGTTATTTTTTCTCAATGCCAATAACCAATCCATGTCAATCACTCCTTCTTGTTTCTCGTTAGCAAAATACTTCTGTGAGAACACGTCGTGTGTCGTCCTCACTGATATTTAAGTATCTACGTGTCGTCTCAATGCTTGAATGTCTCATAGCGGTCTGAATGTTCTCAATGGGAACACCTGCACGCATCAAGGCATTAGCGAAATACCTTCTCAAACTATGGGCATGATATGGGAGATTGCCTGCACGCTTTGCAATCGCGTGTATATAGTTCTTGACTGTACCTACCGCCAAACCGATTAGCAAATCATCGCTTGATTTTCCCTGCATCACTTTTTGCAAGAGGGATAAGAGGGCAGGGGATACGATTGGTACAACCGAATCCCTGTGTCCCTTTGTGTTCCGGAGAATAAGTGTCTTTCTTGACAGGTTGACATCTCTCACCTTCAAGCCGCACACTTCTGAAACGCGCAAACCGTTTTGCGCCATTAGCATAAACGCTAACTTGTGCTCGTTACCGTGTACCTGCTTGAACATTGCTTGAACTTCTGACTTAGAAGGGCAGGGTTGCACTTTTTTGTCCTCTCTAAAGCCGTTAATCAACCGGCGAATGTCCGGTGTTAATTCGCCGTAATAGGACAGCGCGGCCTTGAATACAGTGAGTCTCAATTTCTTGCTTGCAGGACTTGCGTTTTTGTCGCTGATTACTTGCAAGACTTCCTGCTTGTTTCCTTGCGGGAAATACTTCTGTAATGCCGTTCTGTAGGCGGCATAGGTTGCAGGCCTACGAACGGCCTGCACCTCCTTCAAAAAATCCTCATAATCCATCGTTGTCTTTCCTTTCCTCACTCGTCAATGTATGGGATATCCTTAGTGTCAATCCCGGCATTATCCATTTCGTCAATGACTTCTTGAAAGTCACATTCTAATGAATCCATGTCAATCATGTAATCATTGTAATCATTAGAAAGTTCCCGGACTTTATCGCGGTTTTCCCATAACCATTGCGCATCCGGTTTTGGCAGGGATTCAACGGATTCTTCCAGACTTCCAGAACAAATGTTATTCAGATTGTCGAACCAGAAATAATCATCGTTGATTCTGAATCCATCAGCAAGTCCCCAGATAACGTCAGATACTTTTTGATCGCCAAAAAATTCGTCAAAATCACACATGGGGTATGCTTGATTGCCGTCGTGTTCGTTGTATGCGTTCTGAATTGCTGACATACCTTCTAGCGTACAGCCGTTTTCGTAAAGGTCTGCAAAGTTATCTGCCATTTCCTGCCATTCCTTGCGAATAGCGTCCAGTTTTTCCAGTGCCTTTTCTTTGTCCATGATACATTCTCCTTTTCTTGTATGCTTTTCTTGAAAGGTTATCCCTTCCATTATGCCTGCTAGGTATGCAAGTAGTTATACCTAACAGGCATTAGCAGGGGATACGCCTTGCTATTATGCCCGGATTACCCGTCGTCCCGCCGCGCTTTGTCCGTCTGTCCGGCCTCTACCCATAGCGTAATTGTTAGGTGAGTAATAAGACGGCCTTGCGGTTACTACGTCGGGATATTCCCGCGCATACTTTTCCTTGACGTCATCCGGGGTAACAAGCACTAATGCCCGCGCTTGTTTTCGGAGTTCGTTTTCTACCGCATCACAGAACGCATAGCCATAACTTGACGTTACACCTTCTGTCGTGCCGTATTGTTCCAGACATTTTTTGCGCGTCTCTTTTAATCCCTTGCGTCCAATCGCAAGAAGGGCTTTCGCCGTTTTTGCGGCCGTCATACGGTCAACGGTGTGTCCCATAAAGTACACACGCTTTGCATACCTATAAGTAATAGGTTCACACCGGAAACACTTTGCAACTACATGGACAAGATGACTTTCCCATCTGCCTTTGTAGTCAATGTTTTCTTCTCCGATGTCGTCTTTGTTCTCATGCGCGTCAATCTCTACGCTTGACACGTTATACTTTGCAAGTAGCCGTTGTGCCATTTTCGCGGCGGCAATCGCTTCCTCTTTTGACGCGCCGTTTTCTACCGTAACCTGCATAAGTTTACTGATTCTTTCAACAATTTTCCCGTTATTCATTTGTTATTCTCCTTTTTCTTGATCGTTATTTCGTGAACCATGTCCAGCCGTATTCATCATAGGCGAACACAATTTCGCTAAACTTTTCAGCAAGGTGTTTAAACACCTTGTACTTGCTAGTAGAATAGTCACACCATTCTACATAATCGCCCGCTTTCCATCCATGAGAGGTGAAAAATTCCGGACTGATAATATCTAAGTCAATGTCTTTTTCGGGATTGTTTACAGCGTCCCACACGACGTCTTCCTTTACGTCGTCGTATGCTTCTACGCAATCAAGGCAAATGTATCCTTGATTTTCAATAAACACTCCCGTCTCTCCCGATTCGTATGCACGTCTGATATAGTGCCATTTCTGACAACGATCACAGAAATAAACGTCATCGTCTTCAATGACGATATACACGTTCCCTTCATCGCCATCGTAGTGGTCAATCATCCGCTGTACCAATCCTGCCTTTTTGTCCATTGCGGGGACAACTACACAATTGTCGCCGTCAACGTCTTCAATATAGAGGTCAATTTTGGCAAGTGCTTTTTCCAGTTTTTCGAAATTGAATGTCATGTTTACCAATCCTTTCCTGCATCGACGGGGATTGCTAATCCCGTCACACCTTCAATATATTTCCCGTCCTTGATTTTTTCGGCGGGTACTAAGATGTCATCCCGGCTTTTGTTGTTCTTCCATACCCATTGAGAGGTAATATAGAAGGTGTTTCCCTTTTGTTCCGGTAATCCGTATGTTCCCGCATAAAGCATACGGTACAGGGGAATACCGTTCACTTCTCCCGTCCGGATATAGCGCGTATTACACCGCGCAATTTCTCCTGTAGCAGGGATGACTACTTCCTGTCCATCCGCAATGATTTTGACATCGTGCGGACAAAGGTTGACTAAATCAAAGTCCTTTAAAATCATACTGACATCTTTCCTTTCTAAATCTGACTGACTTTTCCCATCGCGTTACAGGATAAAGAACGCGATGAATACGAGCAATAATGCAAGCGGCATAGTCTCACCTTCTTTCTAGGCCTGCTGATTATTAGGACATCATTCCTTTTTGCTTGAAGGAATGATAACGATTGTCCCCGATGATTACATGGTCAAGAACGGGGATGTCTAAGAGTTCCCCGGCACGCACTAACCGCCTTGTTACGGCGATGTCTTCACGGCTAGGCGTAGGGTCGCCGCTAGGATGATTGTGCGCTACAACAATTGCGGCGGCGGCGTCCATAATTGCCGGACGGAACACTTCTCTAGGGTGTACAATGGACGCTGACAGACTGCCTACACTTACAGTCTTTGTTCCCATGATTTTGTTTTTCCTGTTTAACAGGATGACAACAAAATGCTCCCGCTTTTCGTAGTGTAGGCGCGGCATAAGATAACGCGCTACGTCTTCCGGGGAATGTACGGCCTCAAGACCGTAACGTCGCGTAGCTAATAGGCGTGCTAACTCTGCAATCGCCTTGACTTTTAAGGCCTTGTTTTCTCCGATTCCGGGAACGTTCTTTGGATTTTCCATGATTGCAGGCAGGGCATAGCATCCGTATTCCTGCTTTGCATTGTCGAACGCTTTTTCATCGACGCCTAACAGGATTGATAAAAGTTCTGTACTTGTATAGGCGGCCATATTGTCGCCGTATACAGCAATCTTTTCCTTTACTGTATCCATTGTTATCTTTCCTTCCTGCTGATTCTGATTAACGGCGGCCTAAATTCCAGTCGAAAAGCGATTTTACATGTTTACGCGTTTCCCCGATTAACATGTAAAAACCCATATTGTCACGGCTGACAGGGTACATTTCGATAGAGTACAGGAATTTCCCGTATTTATCGGAATAATACAACGACAGGAAGAATAAATAATGTTTCCCGTCAATGTATCTATGTCCTGCTAACCGTCTTTCTTTTCCGTCTTGTTTCCCGTAGAAAAAGATTTTCGATTTGTCATAAATTTTGCTAGGGGATTCACTGAACATAATTACACCTTTCCTTTCTATCCCATAGGCCGCCTTTCGACGGCCTATACCGGGATACAGCTTATTATTTATTCGTCATCGTTGACGGCTTTCATGAGACGGGAACCGTATTTCCCGCGAATGTATCCCATGTCTTTACCGCATCCACGTCCAGACGACTTGTAATAAGACGGCTTCCAATACCAACATACCTTTTTGCTAGCGTAATAAAAGCCGTTCTCTTTCATGAGTTTCCGCGCCGCTACGTCCTCACGTTTCGTGCCGTGAATCCAGATGTAAATTCCGCACAATTCCGCGCTACAATGCGCCGGTAGTTTTGCAATGACAGCGGCGGCCGCCTTAAATTCGCGATCAAATACGGCGGCTTTTTCATCGTCGGTCAATGCCGTCTTTTTGGGGATAAATCCCTTGACGTCATTTTTGTGCTCTAAGTCGTATGCTTTGCCTTTCAGTAAGGCAACTTCATAGGCCTTTGCAATGTTGGCAAAGATGTCCGCATTGCCGCCCTTATTGTCCGGATGGAAACGGCGCGCTAATTCGATATACTTTTCCCGGACGGCCTTAGAGCCGCGACAATCCGCAAACCATTCCGGGGACAGCGGGTCGGCCTGCTTTTCCGGTTCCTGCTTTTCCGTGTGTTCGGTCTTGTGTTCCTGCTTTTCCGTGTGTTCGGCTTTCGTTTCCGGTTTTGCCGTCTGCTTTTTGGCGGCCTTGACGGTCTTGTGTTCCGGTTTTTCGGCGGCTTTTTTGGCGGCTTTTGCGTCCAGTTTTTCCGTGTGTTCTGTCTTGTATTCGCGAATAAATTTCACGAATACAGCGCGTTTTCCGTCTACGTCTGCAATAATCCCATGTTTTACAACGTAGAAACGCAACGATTCGACACGGAACAACGTGAGAGCGCGTGACAAATCAGTGAGAGAGAGCAGGCCGTTTTTTACCTGCACAAATTCCTGCCTTGCGTCCTTTTTGGCCTTGACGACACTTTTGCTGACAATGATAGAATCATTGTCTTTTCCCATATCCTTAAACCGGGATACGGTTTTTTCGTCTGCCTTACTTACAGGCATACCATCTGCCTTTACACCGCGAAAATCGGCGTTGCCCTTATGGGCATAGAGAAATTCCCCGTTTTCTGCCCACATAAAACCGCGCGTTACAGTAGCATTAAGTTTTTTCATGGTAAATCTTCCTTTCAAAATATGACCTATAAATTTTCCTTAGAGGTTATACCCTCTATAATGTCCACTCTCAAACGACAGTGGACACTGATACAGGGTAGAGCCGTGTTATTCCAACCATGTCCCGGACAGGTCAGAATAGCGTTTGTATGTCGTGTATGTAGTTTCCGGGTTATAGCGCGGGAATGAATAGCGCAAATTAACCCGCGACATTTCGGGACGTTTCCGCGCATTGCGGTAGATTTGCGCGGCTTGTTCTTCTGTGTCGCACACTACGACGTATTTATTACGTCGGTTGTAGGATTTTCCCCATCCCGACATAAAGCCGTCAGTCATGGTTACGTAAATTTTTGATTCTTTCATTTTTAATTTCTCCTTTCTATTTTGAGAGTTAAATAGCGCGGATAACGTCGGACAGGAAAATAGTATGCCCTTTCGTCTTGAAATAATCCCCGCATTTTCCGTAGCGGATTTTTGCGCGGCTGATTCTGCCCGGTTTTCCGAAATTCCAACGAAAAACGACATAGTCATCTACGTCATAGACGACGTCGATAATCTCAAGACCGCCGAAAGTGGACAGGGCGAAAAGGCCTTTTGCCTGCAAAAGGTTATTCATGGTAAAACTCCTTTCAGAAGATCAGATAGAAGACGTAGGGGCTAACAAGGACGGCGATTTTTGTCCAGTTAGCTACGCGCCGCCCATTACGTGCGGCATAAACCGACATCGGCACGATGACGAATAGCCAAAACAGACTAAACGCCATAAATGACAGGTTGATCGAATCGGGAATGCACCCATTCGTCAACCAATCATAGAAGGCCGTCACGCCTACGCCTATGGCAAGCGCGTGAACTGTGAGAAATTGTTTCATGTAAATCATCCTTTCATGTCAGTTAAATTTTAGACAGGTTAGTGTCTTGAAAATACAGACACTATGAATACCTAATTAGATATTCATTTGTTCTATACTTTCAAGGCACTAACCTGTACAGATAGACACATTTCGCCTTTGCCAACTACCTACGAATCCGTGGGTAATACCGTTGACAAAATCGGGTCAATGTGCTATTCTATACTTGTATCATAGTAGATAGATAGTGCCTTGTCCAAATTAGAGCCTTTCGGCTGTCGAATATGTACGCGAATACATATTAGGGGAAGGTATTTCCTTCCCCATTGGATAATCTGACTGTAGCGATTTGTAGCAATTCAAACGAGCAAGAATTATAATACTTAATCAGTCGTTTTAGTATGTCACGTACTAGCGTACTGTTGTATCGTCAAGGTGGACATCATTGTTTTTGTCCGTTAGCGTATGTTTACTTTAAAAGTATCATTGCGCCGGGCTTTTTAGCGCCTTGACAATTTTTACACAAGATAAACACCACGATAATAACGCCGTTGCTACTCCGAACGATTAACCCCGCCGGAACAACTTTGTTTTTTCGTTTTACATAATGTTTTCTTATGCCTGTACCCGTATGCGTCTATCAGTACAGAAGGGAATAACGTGCGCCCTTGCTAGGCTTTTCGTCGTTCCCTGCCTTGCACTTGCCTATATATTCGGTTCTCCGTCTCTCCTTGCCTTGTCACGTCGCCGGGAACGTCTGAAATTATCGGTTTTACCGTTCCTTTTGCAGGCCTGCTGATAGGTTGCGGGGGCGGGTCTTGTTCGTTACCTTTTCGCCTTTTTCCCGTCCTGTCAGTGGTTTCTTTCCGGTTTGGAGAAACTTCCTTGAATCGTATAGGTAGTTTGCACGGTTCTATTATCCCGGTATAATCTGCATTGTCATGCAGACTACACCTTCTTGTCAGTGTACACACTGCGGCCGATACTTACAGAACGGGCGGGGCGCCTATTGGCGTCGTTCCGTCTGTATGGCGTCAAGGTTTAACCCTTGCCCCCGATTCATCAACCGGGGGAAACCGTTGTTACACATGCGTGACTGTAGAAAATTTACGCATAGGGGTCTAGTGTGAGACCCGTTCTTATGTCGGGCGCCGTAGCACCTTATCCACTAACGTCAAGCCTTGCGGCTTTCCTTTAGCTTGATTCCATTATAACAAGTTGTTACAACGTTGTCAAGCCTCGTTATGGAATTTTTTTCGATGTCATCAAGAAACACTGTCAAGCCTTGCGGCTTTCGTCATTTCCTTTTGACAGTTATCACTATACCACTCTTACACTATGCTGTCAACACTTATTTGAAAAAAAAGAGAAACTTTTTGTTGTAACAATAACGATTACAAGATATGATATAATCTATTTTGGCGCATATATAGAAGGAAAACGAAAAGCAAGTGATGATATAACATAATTGTTATAGATACTATAACGATATTGTTATAGAAAGGTAATCATGTAATGATTAACATGAATAGTTGTGACAGTCAACGGTTTGGGCTGGGCAATGGGCCGATAACAAGAAGAACAATCGTTCGTTGTTGATTAACAAGTGTTAGTTGACATGATTCAGCTATGTAGGTTAATGAGTATTGATTGACATAGTTGATAAATGTTAGAACGTGTCAATATTATACTAGTCGAATATGTTAATTTATACATAGGCGATTTTTTGAATTTCGATTCTAACGAACGAAAAACAAGGCACGCATATAAAACCCTAGGCAAGAAGAAAAGGCCGCTAGACGCAATTACGGCGCATTTGAGGGCATTTTTATATTTATGCAAAGTCGTGTATGATTATTCATATATGCGGTTGTATGCCGTAGATGCATGGGAAATATAACAGGGATAAATAGTGTGACAATGACGTGAAATAGTGCGACAATTTAATTTGTCGTTTATACCATACCCCGGAACCGATAAATTTTATTTATACATAAACAAAACAAATAACAACACATAATAATAATAAATATTATTAATTATAACAAAAACGTTATGATAACAATAACTTATGGTTATTGCGCGATCAAGGGAAACCATTGTTAGTGCAAAGTGTAACAAGAAAAGCGGCGGCGCGTCGTTGCAGTTGATGAAACGGCTGAAGTAATAACGGCGGTTACAAAAGTGTGACATAACGCGAATTATGTCATGGTTCGCCGTGTTCCGGCTTGTTCGTCGTCATTCGTCCTTTCATGCTTCTAGGGCATATGGGTGCAGATTCTATTACCAATAGGCATGGCGGGGCAGGCTGGGCGTGCGTTTAGTTCCAAAACCGTACAAGCACCAAATTTCTCAAATCGCGCCTAAACGATTCATCGCATCACAGTTATCACTCACACTTAGTTATATATAATATATTAACCAAGCATAGCTGATGGTTACACATCAGTTACTAAGATAACACTTCCTAGGTTATGACTGACATAACTGTGAATACCCATCTTGTTGCCAATCGCCTTAATACTCATTCCCTTCTTAGTTTCTTGTTTTTCATCGTGTAGCCCTAGCCGATACACCTTACCTTAACGAGTGTCACAGTGAATCTTTACAGGTGACATAAAACTATTTCACTTCAAACACTTTTCTTGTGACAAGTTTTGTGCTATACTGTTATTACTAAGATAGGGGGTAATGGTATGGCAAAGGAAAGTATAACAAGAGCGAAGACGGAACTGTTCTCTGTTTCGCTTCCGGTTGGATTGAAAGATGAGTTTCGTCAAGCATGTGAGAGCAATGGAGTAACAATGTCAGGCATAGTTGCCAGTCTAATCAAGACATATCTCCAAAATGCAGGCATAGTAAAATACATGAGTCAGGAGAAGGTTGCGATTGATGCCGCTAAAGATTATGCAGGGACAAAGAAAGTCCGTGTAGCTTTTGGTGCTTCTGTTCCGCTGATTGAGAGAGTTCGAGCGATTGCAGACGAACGGCATGTCAAATTGAGTACGATTTACCGTGAGGTTATCTCTAAGTGGGTTGACGGTAGATCAGCGGTCAAGGGTTCAACCGGGCTTATTAGCAACTCCAATTCCATTTCGCAAGGTGTGAGATTAGAGGGTGCTGTTGCACGTAAGTTTGAGATTGAGAAAAAGCGCGGTAGGTTTAATACAACAAAACTGATGAATGACCTTCTTGTTGAGTGGTTGCAAGAGCAGGGGGTAGAGAAGTGAGCAAGGCAAATAAGACTACAGACTTGTTAAGTATAACTGTTCCTGCCGGTATGAAGAACACGTTGCAATTAATCTGTCGGCAAAAGGACATAACACTTAGCGCACTTACTACCGTTCTGTATGAACAGTATCTTGCGTCGCAAGATACCAGTGTTGTTGACAAACAGATTGAGAACGATAGGGTTGAACGCATCGGCGTATTGGTTAATCCGGAACTTGCCGACTATGTAGGGCGTATTGCCAAGAAGAAGGGCATGAGTATGAGCGCGGTTTATCGAGCCGTTCTTACTCATTGGCTTCATGGCGAATCAAATGTTAAACCGAAAGATGGGCAGGGCGATGGCAACTTCAAACAGGTTACTGTGCGAATGAGTGCAGGCCTAATAAACGAATACAAGGCAGTCCGTAAGAAAACACCGTTCAACACATCCCTCTTGATGAATGACCTTCTTCGCGAGTGGATAGCGGAACAAGAAAACAATTGAATCACGGTAGACGAATAGGCATTGCGATCAAAAGTAATGCCTATTCTTGTGCATTGATTCAGAGGTAATAGACAAATGCATAGTAGGCATGGTACAATGATAGTGTAGACAACTAGGGGTTTTATTCTCCTTTGTCCCTTGTTGACTACATAGTTGCTTCCGATTTTTGCTTTCTTAGCAACGCCTCCTATTGTAACGTCCGTGGTGACACTTTACTTTTACTCTCTCACTTCTCATTTCATCACGGATGAAAGCAAGAGCAGGGTTACTGGATTATCTTTCATGTGAGTATACCATTCGTTCGTTTGGTAATCCTGCTTTTCTATATATGCACCCCTATAGCTATATATATACATAAGTTAAGCGTTCCTGATAACAGGGGCGCTTTTCTTATGCGCTTGTAACAGGTAAATAATAACATGTATATTAAATCACCAATGAACTATGTCGGCGGTAAGTACAAGTTACTGGAACAGATCGAGCCGCTGTTCCCGAAGAAGATTAACCGGATGGCTGACCTCTTCTGCGGCGGCCTTGATGTGACACTTAATACCGATGCGAAAGAGCATTGGTGTAACGATGTGAATTACCACCTGATAGAGATTTACCGAGCACTCCGCAATTGGGGTGCTGATGATGCACTCTTCCGGATTGACAGTACGATCAAGACATTCGGGTTAGAGCGCGGCAACAAGGAAACCTATTACCGGTTCCGCGATCATTACAACAAGACAAAGAGACCGATTGATCTGTTCATCCTTCTTTGTTTCTGTTTCAACAGTCAGTTGCGGTTCAACGAGAAACATGAGTTTAACTCTTCGTTCAGCGCAACGAACTCACTTACCGATGCAAGGCGGGACAACCTTGTGAAGATAATTCCTCTTCTTAGCGGGATTCATTTCACGAGCATGGAGTTTCAACGGTTTGATTTCGGGATGCTTAAACCGGGCGACTTTGTTTATGCAGACCCGCCATACCTGATTGCGAACCCGACATACAATGACGGGAAACGTGGATTCACCGGATGGGATGAGCATTTGGAATCTCTTCTTTACGAGACACTTGATGGGCTGACAAAGCGTGGTATTGCGTTCGCAGTATCCAATGTGTTAGAGCACAAGGACAATCGGAACGAGATTCTGGACAAGTGGGTAAGGGACAATGGTTACACCTTGCACCATCTTCATATTGACTACGGTCATGCAAGTTACAACATCAAGAAACCGAAGTGTTTCACCGATGAAGTACTGGTAACCAATTACTAAATATATAAAGCAATTACATACAAGGGAGGTGATGTGATGGCAGGAAAGAAGCGGTCAAGAGTTTACAGTCGCAATGGCAGGCTCTATACCTTACCGGATTGCACAAGCAGTGCAGACCTTCCGTTTGCAGTAGGCAAGGGCGGCAAAACGATGTCGCTTATCGACTCTTACGGATTAGGCGGTTTTGTAGCGCAGGAAAGAATGAGAGGCCATACGTATCGTGAGATCACGAAGAAGATCAACGATAACGAGATGATTCCGAATGGCTACAAGATCAGTCACACGGCAATTGCCAATTGGTGTGTGAACAATGGTTATGGCGGTACGATTCACGACGACAACGACTTACAGGCAATCAATGTCTATCAGCGTGAACGTAAGATGCTTGATGTAATCAACACCGCAATGGATACCGTTTCGACCCAGATGGACGAAATGAACAAAGCGGTGCAGAACGGTACAGCCAATGTCAAGGACTTGAAACTTCTTGTTGATATGCTAGAGAAACTATCCATTCGTCAGCAGGCATTGTCGTCCGATATCGGGCGTATGCAGGAAAAGGTATATAACTTTGAGCAGGTTAGCAAAGTATTTACCGTTCTTCGCGATGTCCTGCAAAGGGAACTGGATATCAAAGTTTACGCAACGGTACTTCAAGCCATCACCTCTGACCCGCAGTTACGGGAAGCGATTCAGCCTATCGCCCCGTCCGGCATGGTGTAAGAGGTGTTCGCTATGGCAGAAAACGTTATGCGAGAACTGTTCGGCGATTCTCTCTTTCAGAGTCCGGACAAGGACAAGGATGGGAAGCCAATCGCACGGACAAAGAAAGAGGTCTGTGCTACAGACTTTAAGGCCTTTTGCGAGTATTATCTCAAAGATTACTTTCCTAGGCCGTGGTCAAAGTTTCACCTTTGGTTGATTGACCGGGTGCAAAATATTATCCTAAGGCACGGGGATGACGAGACGAGGGATGTTGTTGCCGCACCGCGCGGACATGCAAAGTCAACCGTCATTTCCTTCGCTCTGGTAATCTGGTGTACCTGTTACCATTATCGTTCATTCATCGTTATCCTGTCTGCAACGACGCCGATTGCAAAACAGTTTATCATCGACATTCGGCAGGCTCTTACCGACAATTCAAAGATCAAGAGAGACTTCGGTGAAATGCCTGACCCGCAGATGTGGAATACGAGTGAGTTGCTTACACAGAACAAAGTGTATATCACGTCGCGTGGAGCTGGTTCACAGTTACGCGGCATGAAGTTTAACGGCACGCGCCCGGACTTGATTGTGATCGACGACTTGGAATCCGTAGAGGATGTCAGTTCACCGACACAGATCAAGCAGATGGCAGATTGGTTTAATGCCGATGTCATGCCGATGGGTGCGCCAAACTGTTCGTTCTTTATGATCGGCACGGTTCTCTCTTATGAGTCCCTTCTTTACCATATGCTCAATGATGCAAAGTACAGTTCATGGAGCCGTAAGACATTCAAGGCGGTTATCAAGTTCAGCGATAATCCGCTATGGCATACATGGGAAGAGATAATGACCGACCTCAAACGAGGCGATCATGCTTATGCCGATGCAACGAAGTTCTACAAGCAACACAAGGAAGAGATGTTAAAAGGCACGGAAGTTCTTTGGCCAGATCAGAGAGCCGATATGTACAAGCACCTCATGGAACGCAGACTTGAATCCGAGGAAGGTTTCAACAGCGAGTTCCAGAATGACCCGCAGACAGAAAGCACACGCCTTTTCAAAGAGGAGTGGCTAAAGAACGACCTCTATGTTGACCCGCCGAAAATCACGGCAGTTAACATTGCAATAGACCCTGCACTTGCATCCAAGAGAAATAACGACTATTCGGCGATCATTGCCATTGGCCGTGGCGTCGATAATTATTTCTACGTACTGGAAGCAAGCATCGAGCGCAGACCGGCAGAGAAGCTGATTGATGATGTCAAGGATATCGTGGCTAAGTATTATGCTTACAAGCCGAAGATGGTATGCGAGACAAACCAGTTTCAGCAGTTCTTCTCTTCTACGTTGCAACGCGATTTCGTAAGTCAGGGAATCTACCTAGAGTGGGTAGAGGTATATCACAATGTGAATATTAACAAGGCAATGCGCATTGAGTCCCTTATCCCGCACATCAAGCAGGGATATATCAAGTTCAAGGACAGTCAGCGCGTTTTGCTTAGTCAGTTAAAGAATTATCCTAAGGCGCACGATGACGGCCCCGATTGTCTGGAGATGGCATTAAAGCCAATGTTACAGACTTCTAATTCGCAGTTCAGTTTCGGCGCGGCAGGTGGTTCTTCATCCAACACAAACTTTATGAGGAAAGGGGGTATGACCGATGACGGTATGGAGTGGTTTAAAAAGAAGATTATGGCGAAAGTTTTCGGCGGCTAAGTCCACGGCAATGAAGTTATTGCCGAACCAAAACTATGAATCGTGGATTCCGAAGAACGATAAGGCAAAGCGAGTCCTTCCGAAGAACCCAACGGTACGTCAGCTTAGAAACTTTTCCCATGACCCGATTGTGCGAAAAGCGATCACTCTGATTGCCGACACGATCTCAACCCTTCCTTACACGATTGATGTCATTGACGGTAAACGAAACAAACGAACGCGAGCGATCAAGGCGATCAAGAACATCGTCGATCACCCGAACCTTGTTCATAACCGCAATGCGTTTACGAAGATGCTTCTTGATGATGCCGTCGTTCTTGATGCGATGTGCGCCGAAGTTGCTAAGTCGGTAAACGATAAGGAACATCCGATCTATTTGTACCCGGTTGACGGTTCTACGATTCAGATGGTTGTACCGCGTAATTACACCGATACCAACGCACCGGCCTATATGCAGTATCAGCAGGACGGCGAGCACTTCTTTACGGCAGAACAGGTAGCTTACCTGCAACGCCAATACTTTACTTACAGTCCTTACGGCTTTAGTCCTCTTATGTCCTGTTACCACTACATCAGGTATTACCTTGATACGTGCGATCAGACGAACCGGACGACAACCAATGCCACGGCTGACTTTGCTATCGGTCTTGGCGAAGGTGTATCAACCGAAGAGAAGGACATGTTCATCGAATACTTCAACAACGAGATTGAAGGTACGGGCAAGATTCCGATTCTTAGCGGCAGTGATTTTACTACGCATCAGATTCGCGGAGCTATTATGAGTGACCCGTATATCCGATGGATTGAAAAGCTGACAGAGATCATCGCGGTTGCGATGGGACTGCCGCCCGAAAAGTTGGGCGTGCAAATGGCGAATGACCGTTCAACCGGTGAAGATCAGGAGAACACAACATTGCAGGAAGCGATCAAGCCATATGCGGCAATGATTGAAGACCTGTATAACGACTTCGTCATTAAGCAGTTAGGCTTTGAGGGTATTCTGAAATTCCGGTTTATCTATGAGGATTCGGAACAACAGAAGACGATCAAGTCCAAACGCGTCGTTGATGAATACTATAAGGGTTGTATCACAGAGAATGAGTTCCGTTCTTTGATGGGATACGAAGCAAGCGTAAGTAAATACGCAGACATGACGTATCCGGAAAAGACGGCACAGATTAACGTAGACCTTGGCATTGCCGGTGGCTTTAACGGTCTAGGCGATGTTAAAGATACATCAGGAGACACACCATCGCCAACAGGAGATTCTTCTCATTATGACGATGACACATAATCCCTGCTTCTCGTTGGTGCGATGAGAAGAGTTTTGTTGTATGTTTACCCCTTTTCCTTTTGATGCAAATAAATGTACCAGTGAAAGGTAGTGAGGATTATATGTCAGAAGTTGTTAAGCAAAAGATTAACTGTTCGATGGACAACATCACTGTATCGACAGAACCGAACAAGATGGTTATCACTGGATGTATGACATTCATTGGTTCCCCGTCTGACGGCGTACCGTGCGGTGGTGAAGTGCCTATTGCATTTACAGAGGAAGCAATGGCTAACTGCTCGCAGACGTGGGTAGATATGCCATTGGATGCAGTTCTTCCGGATGACTTTTGGGACTTACCTTTATCGAACCACGGCTATACCAACATTGGTGTTTGTCGAAAGGTATGGTTGCAGGAAGATAAGTGTATGGGTGAGTTCGTTGTCTGGAAAGAAAAATTCCCCGAAGTCGCTGATATGATTCTTCTCGGCATGGATGCTCTTGGTTTTTCCATTGAGGTATATCCAACGAGAACGCATATGAGCGAGGACAAAACAATCGAATACATTGACGAGTTCGATGGTTCCGGTTGCGCTGTCTTATGGAAGATGTCTGCGGCATTTGAAAACACCTTCATTGAGAAGATTGCCGCAAAGAACAGGAGGAAGAGTATGGATAAAGACAAACAGAGTCAGGAACAGAAACCTGTCGATGCGGCAAAGACTGACGAGCAGAAAGTAGATGCGGCCGCAGGAAAAACGGAAGAGCCGAAACAGGAACAGGCGAAAGATCAGCCGGTTCTTGCGGACAAACAGATTGACGCAATGTGCGCCGCGCTTGATGATTTCAGCGCAAAGATCGACGCCGCAACCGCACAGTTCAACGAACTTGCCGAAGCACTCAAAGAGCTTGCCGACAAGAAAGCTGATGACGGTGTAAAAGCATCTGCTGATGATGAGCCGAAAGACGAAGAGGAACAGGAAGAGGAAGAGCCGACGAAAGTTGACGCCTCTAAGAAAGATGTTCCTGCACCGTCCGCAGTTCAGCACGCAGTTCCGAACCCTGCCCTTGATAACGAAGTCAATAAGCAGAGTGAGCTTGATAAGATCAACGCATCTGCTATGAGCATGATGGACAAGCTCGTAGCCATTTCTAAACTCCGTCACACGAAAGGATGATTTGAATGTACATGACTGATGTTAACGGTAGAACGAAATATAGTTTCGCCGCAGGCGGTATTCATGCCGCAGAAAGCCCGATTACCGTTTACAACGAAAACCATATGCTCGTTGTATCGGACTACGATCAGGTACTCAAAGATTATATCAAACGTGATTTCACGATTGGCCTCAAAGTAAACTCGGTACGTGCTTCCGGTTGGCCGCACACTTGGAACGAGCAGACGAAGATTCCGTCCAACACCAAAGCGGTTGACCCGCAGATTGGTTTTGGCACGAAGGATGAACCGTCTTATCGCCCGCCGACGCTTGATGCCGACTATGGCCGTGATAACTGGAAACATGCGTTCTGCCGTATGTATGCAACGGGTATCCGCTACAGCTACTTCCAGAGACAGATGGAAAACAACTACGGTTCGTTTGAAGACCTCACGGCAAAAGACTACAACGATATGTTTGTAGACTTCACGAAAGTTACGTGCAATGACTTCTGGAATGGCACGACGGCTCTTGATGCTACGGATGCTTTCACGTATTGCGGTGTTCTTTCGCAGATCACGGACAAGACGGCTATTGCCGATGGCAAACGTATCAGCGACGCTATCCGCACGAAGATTGCAAGTCTCGCCGCATCGCTTGACTTCTCTAACTTCCCGGATGTCCTCGCAATGAACCCTGCAACGTATGACCTTCTCTGCACGGAAGAGGCAGACCGTTCGCTCTATCAGCGTGAGATTCAGGCAGAGATTGTTCCGGGTGTTAATGTTCCGGGTATCCTTACCCCGGCAGGCACGCTCCCGATTGTTCTCACGCCGTTCATCAAACCGGATACGACGACGACGGCAGGTTCTACGGTACATTCTATCGTAGCTCTCAACACGTCCATGATTGATCGTATCTGGATGTTCAACGATGGCCCGCAGGTATTCGAGATTGCAAATCCGGACACGCCGCTTGCAAACAAAGAACTCCTCACGGATAAATTCGTGCTTGATATGAGCAACTACATTGTTCATGGTGCAAACACGGGCGCACACTTCATCCTCACGAAAACGGTTAAAAACTAATCGTTGATAGTGAATGAAGAATCTGGACAATGGAGGTGATTATATGCCACGAGTTAGAAGCGCAACAAGCAAAGTAACTGCCGTAAAAACGGTTTCCGCTAAACCGATTAGTGAAGCCGTAACGTTAGAACTTGCCGATGCATATAAGGGGTACACTTCCCTTATGATTGGCGGTTCGATTGTTCCGGTTCGCGATGGTAAGGTAACGGTTCACAAAGATGCGGTAGATACTTTGAAGAAGGGTGGTTATGTGAAATGACCGCCTATTTAACAGAAGAAGAGATTCCCTTGTATTGCGGATTGTATCAGGACATTTCGATGGATTACATCGAGGCCGCAAGCACACTGATTGATGCGTACAAGGGACGCACTCTTTTCCCTGTCGAGCATGAGGAATTAGTTCGTTTAGTAGACTTTAAACGATACATGCCGGAGTTCCGTGGTAAGTTAAACCACTTTCCGCGAGTAGAGATTAGTTCCGTCGTAGCGAAATTTGTTTCGCCGTTTGGACGTGATTCGATCAGTTTGGATTCAGATTGCCTAGAGTTTGACAGTCCGGATTCGCTATACTTCACGTTCATCATGCCACGGAAACTAATGTTCCGCTTGCCGCCAAAGCAACTCCGGGTGAAATATTCCAGTGGCTATAAAGAACCGCCTGAACAGATCAAGCGTGCTTGCGGTATCCTTGCCGGTAACATTAAGCAGATGGGCGGCGTCATGCGATGGAAACAACGCGATGACTACGACATCAAAGTTACCTTAGCGGATGAGGGAGTATTCTCTAGCGAGGTGAAACAAATCCTGAATGGAGTGCTGATAAAATGAGCGTGTTAGACTGGTACGTTGACCGAATGGAACCAATTAAATACGAGAACGTGAGCGATCATGTACTCAATGAAGTACAGGCATTAGTCCAACGTCGTGGTAAAACTATCACTGCTTCGACGGTAAACGATGCTAAGTTGTTCATGCTTCCTGCCGACACACCGTTATACAACGGCGCACTCATCACGAGACTAAAAGATAACAAGCGTTATCTGGTCATCGCTCGGCAGTATTCACCTGACATGGTTCACATTCAAGGGCGTCGCGTTAACGGCGTCATTACGGTCAGCGCGGTAAAAGACAAGTACGAGAACCACAAAAAGGTTGGCGTGGAAGTCACAGAGGTTGCCACGGGAGTACCTGTCTATTGGCGCGATGTATCGGCGTATATGCTTCAACACGACGCAGGTTTACTTCCATCTTGCAGGCGAAAGATTTTAATTCGCAAAGATGTCCCTATTGAAATGTATCAGCGTGTTACCTTCACCTCAGCCGATTCTGTGTATGGCGAAACAACAGATGTGCGCGATGTGTACACTGTAGAAGATATTGACGGTGCTCAATACGAAGGACTGTTCTCTATCCAGTTAGGTGATGATACAAGAAAATGACTGAACTAAAATCCACTATGCAGACTTATGCAAAGTCCATGCAGTCTGATATAGAAAGCGCATGGGCAAGAGGTAAGTCTAGCTACGGCGAGGCAATATTAAATGTCACCACTACGGAAGATACTGCGAGGCATACCGTAACCACCACCTATAAAGCCAATGGGCAACGGGCGTGGATTATGGAGTATGGGCGCGGCAAAGACCTTGATAAAGACAGTCCTTATTGGAAAAGATACCAACAGTATGGTTTCTTCAATGAGGCACGTAGATCAAGCAATGACCCGTCAGTTATCCGTGGCCGTAAAGAGGACGAGCGTTATACCGACCTTGATGGCAACGATACGGATGCTAACGGCAAGCCGTTTATTGGTAGTGGCTCGACGGATAAAGCGTTTCATAATTTTGATTTAGAAGCAGAACATGTAATCCGCAACGTAGTTATACGAAAGAACGCACGCGGTATAGCGATGCGCGAAGCGATAGCTAAAAGCGTTGCGGATGATTTGTCTGCGGTACTTTCAAAGGCGGTGAAAGGGAAATGAATACGTTTGAATACCTTGATGCGTTATGGGACGTATTCACGAACGATGCAACGCTATGCGATGCTCTTCACCTTGATACGTCCGATGAGAGTAATTACATGCAGAAATACCGCCAACAGGATATGCAGGCCGATGAGTTTAAAAAGGACGATATGCCGATGGTGGTTTTTTATTTCGCAGATGCTATGGATACGTTCAATGACTTTGTGAACAACGGATTCTTACGCATTGATATTTACGCAATGAATATGTATGACGTTGCACCAATCCGCAAACGAATTGTTCAACTTATGTTTAACACGTTCAACGAATGTGTACGGGCAGAAGGGCAGTATCAAAGCGGTATCCGCGATGTATATAAATACAGGTTAGAGTACACTCCACTTGTAATCACGAAAGGATGATAAAACGATGGCAGGACTTAGCACGATTCTGAACACGCCGGTGCTTATTCATGGTATCGGTTCCGGTGTTCTCCAGTCTGTTTCTGGTAAAGTGCTCGAACTCAAAACGGCACAGTCCATGAAACTGGATGTCAAAGCCACGACCGAAGATCAGTACGGTGGCGATTCCCTGTTCCCGCTCTATACGTTCATCACGAAAAAAGAAGGTACGATTGAAATCCAGAACGCTGACTTTAAACTTAGCCAGCTTGCAATTGCGCAGGATTCCGATTATGCCACGGACGGGAACAAACAGTTGATGAACTTCCTCATCACGAAAGATTCTAAGAAGCTCGGTGACGACGCTGATACTTTCACGGGTGTTGAGGTTGTTTCGATCATTACGCCGTCCGGTCAGAAAGCTGATGCAAACGTATTCTCGATTTCTGATGCCGGTGCAATCACGGTTGGTGAGGGTGCAACGGTAGAAGACGGTGAGTATTCGGTATGGGTTAAGGTTGACAATAAAGAAGCAGTATCGGCGGCAATGCTGAAAAACGCAATGCCGGAAGTTTGCTCTTTCAATTGGCAGTTCCGTACCGAAGATGCCGACGGCAACAAGTATCAGGTTGACATTGAAGCACGTCGCGTTCGTGCTGACGGTGAATTTGCACTTGATACGGAACGCGACAAAGCATCCACGCCGACGCTCAAAGTCAATATTCTTGACCCGGGCAACGGCCACGATGACTTTGCAAAGATTACGGTTAGCAAAATCAAGAAATGATTTAGTCTTGATGGGCAGGGTTCGGACATTCCGTTCCCTGCTTTTTTATTAGGAGGATACTATGGACGAAAATGTTATCGCCGCATATGAGGTGGTGAAAGACCGTTACAACAAAAAGCATAAGGTGTTCTCGGTGCGGTTCAAAGATATTCAGACGGTAACGAAATTCACGGAAACTTACAGCCCGGAATATTTCGGAGCTTATCTTATTGCCCCGGTTGTGGGCGAAGATGGCCGTGTTGAACACGATGCTGATGGCAAGATCAATTACGACAACGGATTCTACGATGACCTCTTAGAGATTGTCGAGCTTGCACTTGACGGCAGAGAGACAAGAGAACAGATCAACGAATGGCTTGATATGCGTGTAGCAGAGCAAATTGTTATGAAGTTCCTTGGCTTATCGCAGTTCAAAAAAAAAGTGAAGTAAAAGAAGACGTGAAGTGGCGTAACTTGTTTGCGTCCATCGTTGCTAATACATCGTTAACCATGAAGGATATTGCAGACTTGCGTATCAATGAAATGGAAGAACTGCTTATCGGGTTAAACGAAAACGCGGAAGCGGAACGGAAAGAATTGGAAGGTAATCGTGAAGGTCATGTCATCGAGGGCGCGGATGCTATTCACGCATTAATCGGCGACAGATAAAATAAAAACCCGTGATGCGAAATGCACCACGGGCGAAAGGAAAGATTACTTGATTGAGTATGTATAGTATAACATGTGCGGTGACAGATTGCAAGACCGCGTGACGATAGAAGGGATATGATTCTATGGCAGACAGTACAAAGCCGGTCGGTGAAGAGCTTGTAATCAACGTCACCGCAGACGCGTCGAAAGCAAATAAAACTATCGAAGATGTTTCCGGTAAGCTAAAAGAGCTTGCCGACAAAGAAACGAAAGTTAAGATTGGTGCAGACACAAGCGCGTTTGACAAAGGCATTGCCGATGTTCAGAAGAAACTTGGTAATCTGGCAAACGGCAAGGCTCCTAAGATTAAACTGGACGTCAATGCTGACACAAGTAACGCACAAAAATCTATCGGCAAACTTACAAATCGGCAGGGTTATGTTGTTATCAAAGTTCATGCCGATCTTGATAATGTAAAGAAGACACTTGCTAATATTAAACTAGACAAGGGTCTTGTCTTTGCCGATGCGGATACCGATCAGCGTATTCGCAAGGTTTCCGAACAATTACAACTTGTGCATGACTTGCAAGCATTGGCGGCACAACACGGCGGTAAGATTAACATAGATGGAAACGTTGTTGGTCAGCAAGCGTTATCGAAATGGGAATCTGAATTAAGCGGATTCTTAAAACGCGTTGACGAAATGTCGGCAAAGAATCGTGACAAAATATACAACGACTCCATTGCAAAAGCCGACAAGATGTATAAGGCGATTCAGGAACGCGCAAAGGAAATTAACACGATTCCGGAGCTTGCCAAAGATGTTGCAAGCGAAAGCTCGTTCGATAAAAAGATTGCCAAACAGAAGAAGGATATTGCCGATCTCGCTGATTTTATCAAAGAACGCAATGAGGAACTTGAACGTATCGGCGCGAAGAAGATTCCCGTTAGAAGTTATAACACGAATAAGTATGCGCCTAGCCAAGATTATGCGACTTATGCAAAAGCGGATATTGAGGCGAAACGTCTTGCCGACGCGGTAAAGGAATACCAGAAACTTGCGAAGATCATGGAGCAGTTGGGCAACTCGTTCACTGAAAGATCGTCCGAAATTAACGAGCATAAGTATGGCAGATATGCTAACCGCGCACAAGAAACTATCGCACGGTCGCGAGAACTGGAAGCAATGTATGGCGACATTGCTACGCGTGCCGGTGTTGGTGTTATCCCTAAGACATCGCCATATCTCAATGCGGAAGGTAAAAACAATTATTCTGTATATAAATCAGAATATGATAATGCGAAACTTGTAGAGCAGGCGGCAAAGGATTACGAGAAAGTCCGTGACCGTCTCAATAAAGCACTCTATCAAAGCGTCACATTAGGCAAGGAAGAATACGAGAACCTTATCAAGACAGGCAGGGCGGCAGAGACAGTTCTTAATATGAATAACGCACTGCCGAAAAATCGTATTGATCTTGACCGCTCTCATAATGATTTCCTTCGTGATCGTATTGATTACAATGCAACGAACTGGTCTAAGATTCCGATTCAGAACTACGATGCAGAATTATCGCGTTTAAGTAGAGACAAACGTACAATGTATGTTGAGTGGAAAACAACGGGCGATGAGCGTTATCTTAAAACCCTTGGTAATATCCTTGTTGCGGAAAGAGCGGTCAAAGAGCAACAAGACGCAATGAATACGGCGTTGCTCACGTCGGATACGATTGCCGGTCGTTTTGGGCAAAAACTTCACAGTCATTTAAACTGGATTGCCGCAGGTACTTTCTTGGGCGTGGCGTTCTCAATCCCTGCCGCCGCCATCAAATCCCTTGTTGATACTGATGAACAGTTACACAACTTAGGCACGGTTATGCGAGAGTTAGAAGGTGGTGCGGCTGGCGAAGCTACGACATTCCAAAACTTTTCAGACTCTATGCGAACTGGAATTGTTACGACACTCAACGAACAAGCCGACGCAATGGATAGGCTTGCTAAACAGTCGGAAGATAACGGCACAGATGAAGAGGCACAAAGGTTCCGTGACCTTGCAAGCTCAATGAGAGAATCTGCTCCGGTAATAAAAGAGCAGGCCGACGAAATGGAGAGGCTTGCAAAGCAAACAGAAGAAGCAGGTAAGGCACATTCGTCTGGGCAAGCACAGAACATGAAGCGCGTTAGCGAAGAATTTAAAGAGCTTGCTAAGGTATCTCACAACTACGCTATCAGCAACAAAGAGGTATTGGATTCCGCTCGTCTTTGGGGTCGTATGTACAAAGACATTGATACGGTTAATGTCCTCGTGTCGCAGTCTGCAAAACTGGCAGTAGCAGATAACTTCTCGATGGAAGAATCTACCCGTGCAGTCGAAGCCGCGATGTTCCAGTTTGGTATGACGGCTCGTTCTGCCGGTGAAGCGGTCGCATACTCTAATCGCATCGTTGATGTTTATACGAAACTATCCCATAATGCCGGTGTATCCGCACAGGACTTAGCGCGTGGTGTTGAGCGTTCCGGTTCTGTTGCGCATCAGGCAGGTATTAGTTTTGAGTTCTTAACCGCGTTAATTGCACAAGGCACGCGTGCTACGGCATTAAGTGGTCAGGAAATTGGTAACATGTTGAAAACGGCAATCGGTTCTTTCCGAAGCAAGAAAGCCGTTGCCGAATTAAATAAACTTGGTATCGCAATTAAAACTGTTGGTGAAGATGGACAAGAGCATTTCCGTTCCGCGCAGGAAATCTTAGTTGAGGTTGCCACTAAAGCACAAACAACTAACATGGACTTGCAGGAACTCTGGAAACAAATGTCCGGTGGTAAATTCCAGTGGTCAAAGATGGCGGCTATGTTCTCTGATTACAAAGAGATTATTAAGAACTGGGGCATGGCCATTCAGTCGCAGGGATTTACCGATGAACAGATTAAAACGCAGATGGACTCCATCAGCAACCGCGCAAAGCAGTTGAAGAATGACCTTGAATCTATCGTTATCAATGGCGGCAATAGCGGTATCTCGCAGTTCCTTAAAAACTTAGTAACTACTCTTGACCGTATCGTTAGACTGGCTGATTATGTTGGCAACTCTATAGTCGGTTCTATTGGCGCATTTATGGCGCAAGCATACGCGTTATCTTATCTTTGGAAAAATCTGAAAAAGTTCTGGGGTAAGATTAGAGATTACAAAGATGTCCGTAAGGCAACGGGTGAAGCGGAAGAAAGAACCAAATCCGATCAGGCCGACGCAAAAGAAAAGACGGATGCCAAGGTAGAGAAAACCGTAGACACCTCTTCGTCAAATACAAAGGCTCAATCTGAACGCAACGATGCTAATGCGACGAATGAATCTACTGCGGCTAATAACAATAACGCTAAATCGGCAGAGGCAGAGGCGGGCGCAAAGGCTAGAGCCGCAACGACGGCGCAGGAAAAAGCCGGTGCGGAAAGTACTGATTCGGCAAGCACATCACAAAACACTAGTTCGACTAATGCCAATACTGGCGCAACAAATGGGAACACTGGTTCTAAGCGAGCGAACTCTTCTGCTAATATGCAGAACGCGTCTACGGAAGGTGTGGATTCGGCGGCTAAAACGCAGAATACTGCATCGACTAATGCTAATACTACATCTAAGAATGTTAACACCGCATCAACAAAAGCAGGTACGGCGGCAAACATCGCAAGCGCATCGTCACTAACCCGTTTGTCGATAAGTACAAGAATGTTTGCTACTGCAACAAGAGGCTTGTCGGTTGCGACCCGTGGTCTGCGTGTTGCATTGACCGGCGTTAGAGCGGTTTTGATGCGCATTAATTTAACGCCAGAACTTATCGCCTTTACTATTCTTACAGAAATCATCGCCAATCTTGCGGAGAAGTTTGATTGGTTTGGCGACAAGCAAGCGGAAATGGCGGCCAATCAAGCCGACTATGTTGCATCACTGGAACAACAGTCACAAGCGTTAGATCAAGAGAAAGACTTTGTTGATTCTCTTTTAAAAGCGCATGAGGAATTTGACAACGCCCTTGCCAATGAAACGGAAGGAACTGAACGTTATAATCAGATTCTTGAAAACCGTGGTGAGACGGAACGGCAGGTTGGTAATGTTGTTTCGGAAGAGACATTGAAATACTTAGAGGAAAATAATTGGTCTAAGGAATCAATGAACGAAGTGTCTAAAACACACACCGAAATGATTAATGAGAAGAAGAAAAAGATCGCGGAAGATATTGGTAGCATTACAGAACATGCGGCAACAACATTTACAACTGCCGCTAGTAATGTTAAAGTTTACCAAGCGGAAAAAGATGCTTTCCTTGAAGGTAAAGAATTGCAACTTGAAGGACTAAGCATTTTGCAGAAAGCTATTATTGAGTTTTCAAGATTTTTGGCCGGTGTTTTTAATTGGATTGGTGATAAGCTCGCGCCAACAGAAGCGATAAATAGAATCAAGGCAACGATAGAAAAGTATCCAGAACTCGCCGAAGGCGGTAACACAATACTTAATGCGTTAGGTATTCAGAAAGATATTAGCGACTTCTTTTACAATAGAGCCAAGGATGCCGAAGGTTGGGGCGCAAAACAGTATCAAGATGCTATTGACGGGCAACTCAAAGACATGCGCGATGCACATAATATGATGTTGCGATTCAATGCAAAGCCCCCGACAATCGGCGGTGATGTTGATTATGGCGGCGGTGGCGGCGGTTCTAAATTCGGTGGTGGTGTAAAAACTGCACCGAACAAACCGGACGTATCTCTTATTCCTAAAGAAGATTCAGCTAAGTTCTCTGCTATTAAGTCAGCGGTCGATCAAATCAATAGCCTTGCCGGTCAGCAATTAGAAACGTTAAAAGCGGCACAAGAGTCTTGGGGTGCAACCGCCAATAATACGATGGCGATTGATAACATCTACAAGAATCAGCAGGCGCAACTCAAAGCACAACTCAAACAGTTGGATAGTGTTGAGAAAGACATTTCTGAAAAAGCTAACGGCTTATACGATGGTTCGACAAAGTTAACCTATACAGGTGGCGGCTCGTTTATCGGTGCAGGTTCAGGCAACGTTAATCTAAATGGCGGTAGCCCTTATCTTTGGGACATTGCAAACAGAGCATCAAGCATGTTATCTGGTCGCGGTGTAAACATTAATCCTGCTTTCTTGTATGGACAGATGATGCACGAGACGACGCGCGGCACAGATCAGACCGCACTTAAAAACAACAACCTTGCCGGTATGGGTGGCGGCCACGAAGTTCCTTATGATACGATTGAGGACTTTTTAAAAATCTATGTCAATACCATCGCAAATGAACCCGGTATTCAAAATGTCACAACCGCTAGGGAATTTGTTCACGCATTAAAAGCGGGTAGCTATTTTGAAGACGACGAAAATCTGTATGCAACCGATGTAGAAGGTATTATTAATGAGCTTGGCGATGCTCCGGGCGAAATGGTATCTGACATTGGTGCATATATTGTTCAATCTGCAAACGAAAAACTCACGTCCGGTGAGATTGCAAAAGAATGGACTGGTTCTCTTGGCGACGATGTTCATGGTTGGTGCGATGATTTTACTCATTATATCTACGAGACGGTCTTTAATTCCCTTGGCAGACAAAACCCGCTTGGCTCTGGTGTTGTAAACGACAAGAACTTTAAATCTCTTGGCGCATATCATCCGGTCGGTGACGGGTATGTCCCGCAGTTAGGTGACTTGGTTGATTGGGCAGGACATGTTGGTATTTATATGGGCAATGGTAAATACCTTGCGCGAAATACTAGCGGCGTTCATATTGGTGATATAAGCGAGGGCGAAGGGTATGGCTTTGGTGCTTTCCACGGTTATGGTTCTATTGCAGAAGCAACCGGTTCTTCCGGGATGGTCACGCCACGCACTATCATTATCCCAGACCTGAAAGGATTAGAGGTTTCGCAGGAAGAGTGGAACAACCTTGATATCAACGGCAAGCGCGAACTTGTTAATTCTAAAAAAGATAAAATCGCTAACGGCGAAGCATTACTTAAAGCACTTGACGAAGCAAACCAGATGGAAATGTATCGTCAGCAGTTGGCATTAAAGGCGATGAAACTGGAACGTGAACGCATCAAGGCTCTTATCGAAAACACGAAGAAAGAAGTCGAATACGTTGTCCAGAATATGGAATATGCAAACAACGCATATCTCACAGAGAAAGGACTTAATGCAACGTCCTCTCTCAAAGATTCGTTAAAAGCGAATGTTCTGGAACGTAGGCTCAAAGAGATGGAATCTCGTGCGGTACGATTCACAAAAGGTACACTCGGTGATAAAGAGTGGGCTGACGCGATGAATAAGGTTCGCATGGAACTCGATCAGACGAAAGAAGCGTTCATCAACGCATCGTATACGGAAGATAAGGAAGCATACGAGCGTAGAGCCAAACGTAGAAACGCAACGGCAATGCGCGGTCAAGGTGCATGGGATAGCTATAATATTCGTCAAGGCTTTTCGATTCGTGATGCAGAAGCAGAGATTGAACGGTTAACTCGCAAGCTCGATCAGTTGAGACACGACACAACCACGAAAGATATCAAGGCGATTGAGGAAACGGAAAACGCGTTACTCGAAGCGAAGAAGAAACTTCTTGATGTACAACAGGATTACAACAAGAAAGTTATTAAGGGTTGGTACGATCTCACCGATCAGATTCTCATGAAAGGCAAAACGTTTGAGGATGTGCTTGCCGATCTTTGGCGTCAGCTTGGTGAAGACGCACTCAAACTTTTGTTCCATCAGGATATCGGCGAAGGTTCGTTCTTCTCTAAACTCTTGGGCTACGGTAAACCGAAGGAAGCACAGAATACATACAATGCCGGACTTGATGCAAATGCGCTTGGCATGGATGCAAACAAGATTCTGGATAATAGCAATCGTATTAGCGGCGGCTATTCTTTCGATCAGTTCCGTCAGCTTAACTATAATCAGTATGCGCCGTTTGATTCGTTCTCATTCTTAATGGGCAAGATTGCGGGTGCAAGCGGAAACACGACACCAACAATAGATCAAAAGAAATATGAGAACGATAAAGCGTATCTCACAAAGAACGGATTCAGTGCAGAGAACGCCGATCTTGAATTGCTCAAAGTCGCGGGTTACAAGGATTACTTCAAACATAGATACGAAAACGACATCAAGTATCTGATGAACAATGGCTATAGCAAAGCCGATGCAACAAAACAGATTGATGCGATGCCGGTCTATAAAGAGTTGAAGAAGATTCTTGCCGAAGAGGATGCGAAGAAAAAAGCCGATCAAAGGCAGTCCAACGATACGAAGAATAAAAACACCGATGCCCTTACGCAAACGAACAACGCGCTTGTGGATAACACGCAGGCGACGAAAGAATTAACCAATGCGGTTAACAATGCGACAAATGGTACAATGGGAGTAGGTGCAGGAAATGGTACAGAAACCAATACCGGTGTGTCGGGTAATGTCGCGAAAGAGGAAGAGACAACTATTGCCGATCTCGCAAAGGATAATGGAAACTTTACTTCTTTGGAACAGTTCAATGAAAAAAGTAAAGCTCCGGCCAATGCGAATAACAATAGCCCATACTCTTTCAATTCTAACCAATTCGATATTGCTAATCAGGTTGGTAAACTGCATGATGCGCTTGATCGTTCGACGTTAATTACAAGTAAAAATACGGAAGCTAATGTCAAGAATACGGAAGGTGTAGACAAGTCCACGTCAACCGTAGCAGGCACGGCTACAAAGATTGGTGGTTGGCTTGGTGCTCTTGGTGGATTGATCGGCGGCAAGGCAGGCAAGACCGTTTCTATTCTTGGTGGCATAGCAAGTGCGTTCGGATTGTTCGGCGGTGGCGGTAAATCTAACGGCGGTATCTTAGGGTTCGCTAATGGTGGATTACCGGCAGGACGTATCAATGGTGCAGGTACAGGCAGAAGCGATAGCATCTTAGCTTACCTTGCCAATAAGGGACAGTTTGTCATGCTTTCCAATGGTGAGTATGTTATCAATGAGAAATCAGCTAAAGCACTTGGTTACGATACTCTTGATTCGCTTAACCATTATGCCGATGGTGGTTCGATTAATCCGACGCCATACGTCCCGACGATTACGCCGTCTGTCCAGTCAAAAGCACTTGCTTACACGGCAAGCGGTAATTACGGCGCACAGACTACAGACCTCTTGCGTCAGCAGAATACGCAGATGAGAGAACAAACGAAACTTATGCGCGGCATGGGACAGGGACAGGGCGGTAGTTCTGTTGTTGTTCTTAATACGCACGCTAGCTCCGATGATGTCATTCGTGCGCTGAATGAGAATCCGCGTGCAGTACAGGCAATCCTTGGCAGACAGGAACGTATGGGATTTAGATAACAGAATAAATACAATGTAAGAAGTTACGGGCAAAATACGATGACTTCTTTTCTTATGTGTGAAAATCAAGCGACGAGCCGTGATAGCCGGTATATTAAACGATAGGAAAGGGGATAGCAATGAAAGAGAACATTAACAAGTATGTCGGTATACCGCATCGCTTTATGCAATCCAGTTTCGATGGGTGTGATTGCCTTGGATTGATTAAGTTATTTTATCGTGAGCATGGCAATCCACTTGAATTTGACGACGGCGGTTTTGAGATTACGAGAGATAACTACGCAACGCTTCCGGTGTGGCGCAGACTGTTCCGCTATCTCCATAAAACGTGCGATAAGATTGAGAACGACGGTGACATTCAGTTCGGTGATATCATCGTGTTCCGCATCAATGACTGTGAGCATTTAGCGATTGCGATTGATAGCTATGGACGGGTGCTTGCTATGCAAGTTCCGGAAGAAGAGGGTAAGACGACTTCCATGATCTATCATCGGTCACTGTGGAAGCATGTACAACATATGATCTTTAGAAAGAAAGGCGGTGGAATCTATGGAAACATTAGTGCTTGTGCCGAGAGGTGAAGTAACAGAAGGACATGACTATGGAAACCGTACCGTCTCATTTGAAAACGGTGTAAAGCAGAATCAGAGAATATGGACGAAGCCGCGCAAAACTTATTCGTTCTCAACGCAGGGCGACAAGACAATGAAAAAATATCTGGAAAACTTCATTGATGCACGGTTCGGTAATCACGAGCCGTTCTATTGGGAATACGACGATGAAGTTCATCGTGTTCGCTTTGCCGATTCTAAGTTAGATATTGTTGCGGTGCGTGGCTATGGTGGAACAGGTACTGTAGGGTACAAAGTCAATGTCTCTTTGGAAGAGTTAAAGGATAGCGAGGGTTAATGTAAATGGCGATTGTATTACCAGTGAGTATGCAAAAGATGAAAGAGTCTAATGAGACCTTCTTCATTGAGTTATACTCCATTGATATGCCGTCAGGTATTGTTAACCTTGCGGCGACAGACGAAGACATTGTTTACAATGGCATCACGTTTACGGCAGTACCGTTCAAGCGTCAGTCTATTACAAAGTCGATGGATAATATCACAGACTCATGTGAGATTTCCATGTCAGATGTTAGCGATCAATTACTTGCCTATGTTACGAATGGTTGGGATTTTCGCGGTGCGATCTGCACCATCGTGCGCATCCAGTATCCGGATAGTTTGCGCGACCCTAGCATTGTCCAGTGGGTATTTACCGGCAGGGTTGACGAACCGGCCTTTTCGCAAGGAACGTTTACTTGCCGATTAACACAAGTGTTCCCGGAAATTCAATGCCCGAACCGTTCTTATCAGCTTAATTGCAATAGTCGTTTCGGTGATAATGAGTGTGGTATGTCTCTTGCATCGGAAAATGTTTCCATTATCGGCGCATCGGGAAACACGGTCATATTAAACAAAAGCTATGCCAATAACTATTGGTTGCACGGTGTAATCACGGTAGGCGGTGAGTCTCGTAACATTGAGAAACAAGTAGGTTCTGCTCTTACACTCAATGTAAACTTCTTGCAGGAACCAATCATTGGCAAGGCGGCAAATCTGATTCGTGGTTGTAATAAAACAACTACGGATTGCAGACGGTTTAATAATCTTCGGCACTATAGCGGATTCCCTGCTATTCCGTTTGAAGCAACGTATCGTTAATGGAAGGTGGTGAATGATACATGGGTAGTCATCATGGTAAATCTCGTGGCAAGCTGATTGGTTCAATCCTTGTCGGCGTTGCATCGGCATTTATTCCGGGCGCGTTTGGTGTTGCAGGACACGCATTTAACTTTGGGCGATTCATGCTTGGCGCATCGCTCTTTAGTAGCGTATGGTCGGCAACACATCGGGCGAAGCAGACAGGCAACCTATCCATTAACCGATTCGATAGGGCGCAGGAAACGGCAAGCGGACAAGGCGATCTTCCGGTAGTCTATGGCGAGCGAATGATTTCCGGTAATCAAACCTTCCACGAAACGGATGCGGATGCGCAAACATTACATAAACACGTCGTTCTTTGTGAGGGCGGTATTCAAGGACTTGTGTCTGTTACCGCAGGTGATCTTCTTATACCGACGAATAACGAAACGCAAGGCACGGTATTTACGGTACAAAACCTAAAGTATTCCGATGCAACGTTTCGGATTAAAGATAAGCATATCTACATCCACGCAAATGGTAAAGACCGTTCGTTCTATCTGTGTAACGAAAAAGATACAAGCGGTTCTTACTATAGCTATCAGGTTACGGTCAGTAGCCTAATCACTTATATCAATAGTTTAGGCGAAGGATGGCAGGCATTTCCAACGGCAACCACTTCTAAGTATCCGGGTGACTGTTGGACGGAAGCGCAGGCCAATTCAAATGTATCAACGTACACGGAAGTTGTTAAGCCGAAAGATGCACCTCATGGTGTTAAGAAAGGAACTACATGGACGGACGATGCGTTCTTTTATGAGATTATTGATTCGTATTTCGTGCCACTCCAAAAAGATGACCTGTATTTTCGGTTAACTATTAAGAAAAGCTCGCTTGCGCGTGGCGAATGGGCGTGTTATAAAGACCCGATCAAAGTCAAATGCGACACGGTAAAAGGCGGCACGAAATATTATTTCCATGATTGTGAGACACCGGGAAACTACGAGAAGGTTGGCGGTTATCCGATGATGGCGTGGCTTGACCTCACCTTTACTACGGCAAGTGACTTTGCAGGAAACCCGTCAATTTCTTGTGTTGTTAAGGGACGCAAGGTATACGACATCCGCACTGGCCTCACGGAATATTCCACGAATCCGGCGATGTGCCTTAGAGACTTTATCTTGTCTGAGCGTTATGGTTGCGGATTGTGGTTCGATGCGGAAGACCTTGATGAAGACTCATGGGCAGAGGCCGCCGACTATTGCGATGAAACGATCACCTTCCTTAATGGTGACGGCGCATTGGTTCAAGCGAAACGCTATGAGTTAAACATTGTCATTGATACAAAGCGTACCGCGCTTGAATGGGTGCAGGAAATTCTTGCTAACTTCTGCGGATACCTTGTTTACTCTGACGGCAAACTCAAACTCAAAATCGAAAAGCAGGAACCAATATCCTACAAGTTTAACGACGGCAATTGTTTCGACCTGTCTATTGAACCGCTCAAATTGTCCGAGACGCCGAACCGTTATGAAGTATCCCTTATTGACCCGCGTAACAATTGGGCGGCTATTAAAGCACTCTGTGAAGATTTTGCCGATCAGAAATTACGTCAGCGCATCGTAACAAAGACGGTTAATCTGGAAGGTGTAACGTCGCAGAATCAGGCACTTAGACTTGCAAGATTCTATCGTGACTATAACCTTGTGTGTCCGTTGCAGATGTCGTTTAAAACCGGTATGCAAGGAATGAATCTTGAACCGGGCGATGTTGTTACGATCACGTATCATGGCGTATTCACGGATATGCCGATTCGCATTGCTGAAATCAAGGAAACGGAAAACGGTACATACGAAATCAGCGGGCGTCAGTACAATGATACAATCTATGGCGATGCTCTTGGCGGTGGTATCCATTGGTATAATTATTCGACAAAGAAAGATTTGCCAACACCTTCCGAATATGCGGCTAGTTTCAAGCCGGACATCCCGACAAATGTAAAAGCGGAAACGCGTTATCGTCAGTATGCAGACGGCAGTGTTGGGTACGAGCTTGTTGTTACTTACGACCTTCCGCAACGATTTGATACAGAAACCGGTCTTGTTTATTACAAACACAATAACGAGATTGGTGAACAGATTGTCTTTGTTGAGGGTATGCCCGCCGACGAAGCAGGATATTCAAGCGAGTGGAAGTACGCCGGTGATTCGCCAACGCAGTGCATCATCCCGGATGTTAAGCTAGGCGATATTTATAAGATTAAGGTACTAACGCGCAATACCGCAGGCAAGACTTCTAATGAAAGTAAAATCCTTACTGTTAAGATAAATCCGAAAGCAACCGTTCCCGCAATGCCAACCGATCTCACTTACGACTTTTCCGAGTCGTTCAAATTCATGTGGCGTGATGTTGAAAGCACGGACGCTATCTATTATGAGGTGGTACAAAATAACAAGACGATTGCGAAGGTAACAGGTTTGTCTGCCGTGGTAAAACTTACTAAGCGCAAGGGGACAGTTAAGGTATATGCGGTCAACACATTGGGCAAACGTAGTCATCCTGCAACGATTGATTACAATGTCCCGAAACCGGATGCGCCTGTTCTTAGATTTCAGGAAGTTCCTGTTGGGTGTAAAGTAATTGCCAACGATTTTCCCTCTACGGTTCATCAAATGAAGCTAAAGATCGCGGGGAACACACAGACAATTACCACGAGTAATTATATTTATCAAGGCAAGGCAGGTATTTTTGATGTGTCTGCTTGCTATGTAGATTTGTTCGGTGATGGTAACTGGTCGCCAATATATCAAATGACCGTCAAACCAACACTTGACCCGTCCTATATAGCGGAAGAAACGATCACTCTCAATATGGTAGATAAGACGCTTAAAGAAGCGGTTGCGGATGCGCAAGAAGCAATCCCACGTCTTGACGGCATCGACACCACGCTTGACGGCATCGACACCACGATTACAGGGCTGAAACAGACCGACACGGAACTGTCAAATACCATTGTTGAGAACAAAAAAGCGCAGGACGGGCAGAACAGCACGTTTGCCTCGCAGATAAAGCAGAACGCAAATAATGTGACATCCATCGTGGAAAACCTCAACAATGAAGACCCGTCCTCATCGGCCTACAAGTCAATCACGAAGCT